AATTATCTTAAATCATTGGCATTTCCATATGAAGAAATTTCTGAAATGAAATACGGAACAATTACACAAACATCACAATATGCGTTTTCTCCAAATTTATTTTATTTAACAATTGGTGATATGTATAAAAACATTTACGGATATATGGAAAGTTTATCATTTGAAATAGATGATAATACCGTATGGCCTAGTGGAGACCCCAATGGTGATGGTTCGGGAGATAATACATTATACCCATCCGTAATAGATGTACAAATTGGTATGAAAATTATAGAGAATCATAAAACCGAAACTACAAAAGGTGGCATTACTAAATACAAATATAATTTTGATGGAAGAGATGCCAAAACTATTGAAGAAGAAAAAGTAGGTCCAGGTGTACCACAAGCAATTAATCCAAAACCTCTTATGACCCAACCAAAAAATCTTCCCAAATTGACATTGCAGAGGTAGTGGTAAATTTATTATAAATGAAACAAAAGAATAATAATGGCAAGTAGATATTTATATTCCAAAACCCTATCAACCAACGATACTAAACGACAGTATATAAGTAGTACTATCTATCCGAAAATAAAACCATCTGATAATGATTTTTATATTATTTCAGAAGCATCCGATAGATTGGATATTCTTGCTTCTAAATATTTTGGAGACAAATCACTATGGTGGGTAATAGCAGTTGCAAACAATCTAAACGATGCATCGTTTTTTATCAATCCAGGAACTCAATTAAGAATTCCAGGTAGCATATCTACCGTATTAAATGATTTAGAAAAAATAAATAAATAAAGTTATGGGATTTCCATTTTTAGCCCCTTTAAAACCGGGTATAGTAAAAAAATTAAAAGAAAGAGAAAATGATATTAGTTATGCAAATTCACTAATGCCGTTTATCATGTTGAGTTCTGCCACTGTAGTGACAAAAAGTGGAAAATCTGTAGAAGAGATAATAAAACAACAAGATTATTCAAACTCATTTGAAGGGTGTGTGGTTGCAAATACTACTGATATAAAAAACTTATATCAAACTGGTAAAACAATTGCCGGATATGACTTAAACGGAAAACCAATTGAAGTTGAAGGTGAAACAAATAGAAGAATATCTACTCCAATTATAACATCAATGGAGTTGGATACTGATGGTAGTAATAATACATTAAAAGTTGCTCAATTACAAATAAAAGTATTTAGTTTAAAGCAACTGGAAATGTTTGAATTATTTTTTTTAAGACCTTCTACTAAAGTTGTAGTAGAGTGGGGCTGGAACACTGATATTAAAAACAAATCCGATAAATACATAATAAATTCTAAATTATTTGCAAAAAAGAATCATAGGGATTATATGAATGCTTATGTAAATATATTTTCTCATAAAGAAAACGCATATATAAAAGCAAAAGAAGCATATTTACAAACCATAACTGATACTAATTATGAGTATGATTATATGGCTGGAATGGTTACTAATTACACATTTAGCCCACAAGAGGATGGTACATACGATATAATGTTAGAAGTATCCGCAGGAAATGAATTGCAATTATGGATGCCTGTAAAACAATCAAATCCAGCTGCGAAAGGAAGCAAAACTTCAGATGACAAAAAGGTAACTGGATTTCAATCTTGGGTAAATAAAATCGCTGCGGATATGAATCAAACATCACTTGCATTTATAATAACTCAAAAAGATGATGTTAATGAATTTTTTAACTGGGGAGTTATAAATGAAAAACAAGAAGATTCTAAATTTAGTAAAGACCCATATGTTTCATTTAGATTAATAATCAAAATATTAAATAATTTATCGGTCTATAAAGAATCTAAAACTAATTTAAATATTGTATTTACATTAGATGGTAAAGATATTATACCAGTAAATTCATCACCAAATATTATATCAACTACAACGGATTTTATACTACCAGGACAATTGCCATCTATAAAAGTAGTAACTGATGATAATAAAAAAGAAAAAATAATAGTCAAAGAGAACGAATCAGTGGATTCACCCATAAATGGGTATAGTTTTAATATTTCAAATCAAAAAGAAGCTACAAAGATAACATTAAAGAATAAAACTGCTCCGGATGAAACTATTTTAGTATCATCTAATAGTGGAAATTTATTAAATGTGTTTTTTAAATGGGACACATTTGCACGAATTTATTCACAATCATACGCATTAGCTGATATTGTAAATGCTCTAATAAGTTTGGTTAATGAAAGTATGTTCGGATTATGTAAATTAGAAATAGGAAAATGGGATGATGTACCATCCGCTTCATCTACTAATACTATAGTTGATACCAAATTACAAACACCACCACCATCCGAATCAGAGGAGATATATAGATTTAAAATCGGTGCAAAAGGTTCTATCGTAAAAGAATTTTCATTTGATATGGAATTGGATGCATTGGCTCAATCACAAGCATTATATTCAACACAACTTGCCATAGATAATGCTAATAAAGATAAAAAGGAAGAAAAAGAAACAAATACAAGTAAAGCATATAAACAGGCTAATAATAATAGAACAAAAAATGCAGATGGATATTATTCAATAAATGCTATTGAAATTAAATTAGTTGAAGAAGCAGAAGAATGGAATAAAACAATAACAGAAACACTTAATGTAGGTGAACAAGAAAAAGAGGGAGATGGTGAAAAGGAAAAAACAAATATGAGTGAAGTTTTGAGTCAAAATTTTGTTAAGTTTAAATCAAATAAAGATAGTAAAACTTCTGGTAACAATTTAATTTATACTGATGCTAGTTTGATACAATCTACGATAGGAAAACAACCAAAAGGAACTACTGCTTTAACATTTTTAGAAATAACTCTTGCAATTAATGGAATCGCAGGATTGAGTGCTGGAGAATATTTCCTTATAGATGGAGTTCCTGAAATATACAACAGAAATGGATATTTTCAAATTACAAATGTAAAACATGGATTAGATGAAAGTGGTTGGAAAACTACAATTGTAGCTGGATATAGAATTGAAATTAAAGAATGATATGTATAAGGATTTAGTTAAAAATAAAACATTTTATTCACTATCTACTCCAAGTACGATTGTCCCATCTCCAACGGAAGACGATTATTCAATTGGAAGTATAGATAGATATTTTGCACAAAAAGCAAACGATATAAACGGATTTGTTTATGAAATTTCATTAAATACATTTCAAAAATTAAATGAAAATCCGAATTGGAATGTTGAGATTGTTAGATGGAGAATATCAGGACCATTAAATGTGGTTTATAATGAAAAAGGTGATGTCACTGATAAGGGAGTTATTGATTCAAATAAAGCATCTTTGTTCATTGCATCTACCACATTAAAAAATATAGGGTTATATTTACCAAATGTAACACAATTTTATAAATAATAAAAATCATTTGAAACTTGGAAATAAAAAATAAATATAGTATATTTACCTAAAGAACAAATTAATAGTTATGAGCAAATACAAACATTTAACCGTTGAAGAACAACAACAACTTTCATTCGATTGGAGATATAGAGGATTTACTACAATTGAATTATTAACAGATACTGAAGTAGATGAAATAAACGAAGAATTGAATCGTTTAAGACTAGAAAGAAACGCAGCAGAACCTGAAAAATGGCAGGAATTCGAACCATTTATGTATCCACACAAATTATCTTCAAAATTAGAAAAATTATTTGCCCATCCAAAATTGATTGAGGCATCTGAATTTCTTATGGAAGGTAGTATTGTTGGAATGCAGACATGGGCATATTTCAAACCAAAAGGAGAGTTAGGTAGAGATATGCATCAAAACGGATTCTACACAGGTTGTGGACACAATGAAATCATTAATGTTGCTATTGCATTAGATAATCACGATCCTGAAAACGGAGCAGTATGGAACTATGAAGGTTCTCATAGATTGCCAGTTTTACCTATGGAAGATAACGAAGAAAGAAAAGCAACGAATACCGGAAATTGGAGAAGTGAAAGAGGGATTAGTTGTGTGATGCCTGAAGGACATGATTTTAGAAAAATTGAAGGTTGTGTAAGAAAAGGACAAGCAGTATTATTACATTCACACGTCGTACATGGTTCAGAGCCAAATAGAGATACAACAGGTAGAATGAGAAGAAATTTCTTAACTTCTTATTTAAAAGAAGGTGCTTACTTTAATCCTGGAAATCAAATGAAACGAGAACCAATTGATATTTATCAACTTCGTAATAATCATTGGGGAGAATAACTTGGATTATTGAAATAAATTTTATATATTTGTAGGGTATGAACTTAATAGAAAATAGAGATACCCTACATTTTTTTGTCCAATCTAATCCAAACATTAGATTACTGATACCAGTGTGGAGTTCACATAAGGCACACGAGTGGGGGACACACCTATCATTCGTATATTACCGAACCGAAACCGATGATGGTGTAATAAATTTCAATCATGTTGATGCTTCTACTTTACCTAATTTCCCAATACACAAACTTTGTAACGAAAACACATTAGTTTTAGGAAATCGATATGTGCAATCGGTTGGGTTGGATTATGAATGGGTCTACTTCGAAGAATATGGTAAACCATTTAATTTCTCTGAATGGGTAGAAACTCTTTTTAAGGGGTATAGGTCCGATTATAATGAGTTGAATGATTGTATCCCGCTAATGAAGTGGTACGAACTCTTACAATCAATCCCTGATATAAAAAACAGAAAGAGCTGGTATCGTATTTATTCAGATTCCATAACAGAGTTAGGGAGGCTGGAGGGGGCTGGGGTGACGGTCGAAGAGGAAAAATTTATTGATAGATTTAGCTTCTCGCCCAAAAACATATATGAGGGTAGGGTGTACACCAAATACAATCCATACACAACTACGGGTAGACCATCCAATAGACACCTTAATGTGAATTACTCCGCTCTTAACAAATCCGATGGTAGTAGGGAATGTTTTGTTAGTAGATGGGATGGGGGTACTCTTTTACAATTCGATTATGAATCGTATCACATCCGTTTGATTGCGAAAATCGTAGGGTATGAATTTCCAAAAGGAGAAACTGCTCACCAACACCTTGCCAATCTCTATGGAACGGATTACGAAACCGCCAAAGCTCTAACCTTTAAGTACCTCTATGGGGGATTGGATTCTTTTGCGAGGGAGATACCATTTTTCCAAATTGTGGATAAATACATCAAAGAGGTTTACCAAAAGTTCGTAATCTCCGGAGTTCTGAAAACACCTCTATACGGAAGGGAAATTCATTTCACTAAAATAGAAGGAGGGACTGAACAAAAGGTATTTAATTATCTCTTACAAGCCCTTGAAACGGAAGTGAACTATAAAAAGATGAGTGATATTCTAACCCAAATGAGTGGGATGAAATCGAAATTGATTCTATACACCTATGATGCGTTTCTTATTGATGCACATCCGATGGAGAGGGATGAGATTTTAAAACTCCTGCCGACTATTATGGAAAAGGGTGGGTTTCCCGTCCGAATTGATGAAGGAATCAATTACAACAATTTGGTTCATTTAGGATAATTTATATATTTATAACATATACAGAAACGAAAAACAATATGTATCCAGATTTTGATGAAATACTAGACGAATTAAAATTTCACGTAGGGATTCCTGATTTAACAAAAGAATCACATAAACAATTATTGGTAAAACTTTTAAGAGAAAGAGATATTCCATCTGCACAACAATTGGTGGATAGAGCATCTGTTGTATTCCAATACATAGTAGAAAATACTCCAAAACCAAAACGTGTTCTTAAAGAAGAAGATATTGTAAAGAGTAAAAAATCTGGTAACATCTACACAGTTCAGAAGATGGACCCAGATAAACACGATAAACCAACACCTGCCGAAATAGAACAGGCAAAAGAAAAAGGTGGTGGCAAACTCCCATCTTCCGATGAAGAAGAGCCAGTTAAAGGTACAAACGTATTCGGTACTGGTGGAGGTGCAAGTGTATTCGGACCGGAATCAGAACCAACCGAAACAGAACCTAAAAAACGAATTGTAAACGGAAAGGATAAAACTTTAAGTTCGGAAAATCCATTGGAAACTGAAGAATTTGAAAAAGATTTAGACCCAAATGATGAAGAATTTGCTGAAAAAAATAAAAAGTTTGCAAATCCGATTCCACCACCACCATTTAAAATACCAGAAAGTATTGCTAACAATCCAAAATTTCCTAAAAAATATTTGAAATTGTTTGAGAGAATGATGAATACACAACACGTTGGAGCAGCAAAAAAGATTTCTCACTTTTCAAATTTTCCAGGTGGAGCTGGTAAATTGCCAGCTCAAGCTGGTGAGTTGATGACGATGATGGCGTGTACGATGAGTGATGATGAGTGGAATGAAATGCAATCAGCAGTATCGGAACATATGAAAGCATTAACATCACAGAATCCAAAATTGAAAAAAGATGGTACCCGAATTGTAAATCAAACTTGGTTAAAGGCTGCTACAAACAACAGAAAAGCAATACTTAAAAAAGTAGAAAAACAATATCCAGGTCACAAAATCACTGCAGCATCTTGGGATACTAAATCTGAAGTTGAATCACTTGGATTAAGTAGTTATGGTAATAAGGGATTTTCAACTGATATTTATATACGACTAGAGAATGAAAACGGAGAACCACTTTTGGAAGAAATATCTCTAAAACAAAATCTAAAAGTTAACTTACTTAATTCTGGAACAGGTAAGTTTTTTGAATGGCTGGGAAAAGATGATGTTCCTGATAATATCAACCCTCAAATGTTTGCAAAAAATGAAAGGGCGAAACTGGCAAAATTCTGCGAAGAAACCGCAGATGCTATTAGACAACTTGCCGAAGAAGATGAAGAATTTAAAAAAACAATTGAAGAAAAAGGTATTGATTTCGATACTGCACTAGCTGATACTCTTAAAGGAAAAGGTAGTAGAGACAAGAATAAAGTTTTATTTGAAGGGATAAAGGCTTTACAAAGAAAAGGAGAAGGAGAATCATCTAAAGTAGCTACTGATTTTATCAATGAAATGGATGCGGACCATGCTAATTATGTTGCAGAGGCGGTAAAGGCAATTACAACCAATGAGAGATTGAGAGATGGTATGTTAAATGAGGTTAAAACGGAATTTCCACTAAAATCTGTTGCAGATGGTGAAGAAAGTATTGCATTGGGGGAGTATATGTTGGATAAGAGTACAATGGAAGTTATATTTGGTACAAGTGATTTTGAAGAATTTAAACAAGGATTAATTTCAGAACCTGGACCACCACCATTTATTGCATTTAAAGTTAAAGTTGGAGGTAGAGTTATACCTATTGCAAACATAGATATTAGAGAAGATGGTAGAAATTATGGAGGGCAATTTAAGTTTGAAATGGTGGTAAATGACGAGTTTGCTAAAGAAGTTATAAAGGCTAATAGACAGGTTTATCCTTAATAAATCACTTTTGGTTTGTAATTTTATATTTATCGGTAAAGTTAATAAACCAAAAATAAATGAATACACAGTTATTATGCCTTTTTACCACAAAGGGAGAGTTAGATAAATCGGTAGAATTCGTTCTAAATCAGTATATACTTACAAATCCAAACGTATTTGTACTAGAAAATAAAATAAATGAGGGAGAACTATACATTACTTTTAATGTAGAGAAAGGTTCTTCTGCAATAGATTCCGAATGGAAAACGATTTTAGTTCATAGAAAAAAGCAATCAAATACAATATACACCATCAATGCACTTAACGAAGTAGTTAAATCAAAGACAGGTGGAATACTGGATAATTCTTATATGATTGATTGGGATGAATTTAAAAATTGTATCATTACAACATCTTCGATTGGATACAAAAAAATCCCTACAAAAGTTTTTAAAAGTTTTAACACAGAGGAGTTGTAATTCTGATTTTTTTTTCATATATTCATAGTATGAAAAAAAATAGATTTAAACCTATTCAAATTTACGTTGAAGACCCCGTAGATGTTTTCCAAACTCATAGAATGGAAATATCTAAAGCAATTATTGACTCGATTTCTTTCGGAATTCGAAACGATAAATCACGCGTTGATTTTGCGCATATAATAATCAAACATTCGATTGTTATTATGCTTGCAATTGAGAGTAAAGAATTTTTAAATTTATTGGATGAAAACATAGAAACCCTCGTAGAATATGAGGAGTATGAAATGTGTGCGTTAGGAGTTAAATTAAAAAATAAAATAAATAAAAAGTTACTAAAAAATAAGTTATGTTAAACACCAAAAAAGAACAATCCGCAATTGAGTATTGTGAAGAAAATTATCCAGAAATGACTTTTGAATTCAAAAACATTTTGGATGAAATGTATGCTACTTTTTGTAAAAAGCAAAGAAACTATGGACCTGGAAATATTTCAGTAGGTACACAACTTAAAACTAAAGAAGATATTAAATTATCATTGAGTGGTCTATGGTTCAGAAAGAATGATAAAATCAACAGATTAAAGCAATTGGTAGTATTAGGACATCCCGATGAAGTGGGTGAAACTATCGAAGATACCTACCAAGACCTAGCAGTTTACTCCGTAATTTCTCAATTAGTGAGTAGAGGAAAATGGGCAAAATAATACTTGGAAATGTAACAAAAATATTGTATATTTGTTACAACAAAAGTAAAAAGGTTATATTTAGATATAAGGGAATCGCGATAAAACCTTCAAACTTAAAACAATTTATTAACACTTAAAACTTAAAAAAGCAATGGACATTTCATTAGCACTCAAGAGATTTAGCTCTCTTCAAAACAACACAAAGAAGTCGGATTCAATTTGGAAGCCGGCAAACGGAAAATCTCAAATCCGTTTAGTACCTTACAAATTCAATAAGGATAATCCTTTTATCGAATTGTATTTTCACTACAACATCAACAACAAAACTTATTTGAGTCCTATCTCATTTGGTAGACCTGACCCAATCGTAGAGTTTGCAGAAAAACTTAAACGTACAGGTGATACAGATGATTGGAAAGCAGGTAAGAAGATGGAACCAAAATTAAGAACATTCGCACCTGTTATCGTAAGAGGTAAGGAAAGCGAAGGTGTTAAGTTTTGGGGATTTGGTAAGACCGTATATCAGGATATTTTAGGATACATTGCAGACCCTGATTATGGTGATATTACCGACCCACATACAGGTCGTGATATTGTATTGGAAGTAGTATCCGCAGAAGAATCAAATGCAGCATACCCAACAACTACAATCAGAGTTAAACCTGCAACATCTAAAATCTTACCAGATGCAGATGCAGTAACTGAATTGTTGAACGCACAGAAAGAAATTACGGAATTGTATTCTGAATTATCTTATGATGAATTGAAGGGTGTATTGGAAAATTGGTTAAACCCATCAGCAGCAGCTAATGGTAGTGGAAACCCAATCAATGAGGAATTAGCAGCGGCAAAACCTCAACCTAAACAATCAACCGTATCTACCGATATGGGTGGTTCGCAAGATGCTGGGGGACTTCCGTGGGAAGATGAAACTCCAAAGACTGCACAAAAAGCATCTCCTCTTAAAGAAGATGTAGCATCGGCATTCGATGATTTATTTAACAATTAAAAAAAATTATAATGGCAAAAAGAGAAGAAGATTTAGCAAGTTTACTTGCCGATTCTCTAAACAAACAAAATAAGGATGGTAAGATTGCTTACTTTCTAACTGATGAGGGTGGAGATGCCCCTACCAATGTAAAGGATTGGGTATCTACCGGAAACGCTATGTTAGATGTGGCAATCTCAAACCGACCTTATGGTGGATTGCCAGTTGGACGTATTACGGAGATTACGGGTTTAGAGCAGAGTGGAAAATCTCTGCTCTCTGCCCATCTTCTTGCCGAAACCCAAAAAAAAGGTGGAGTAGCAGTATTGATTGATACGGAAACCGCAGTTAGTAGAGAATTTTTAGAAGCAATTGGAGTAGATGTTTCAAAACTCCTATATGTTTCAGTTGATACCGTTGAAGGTATTTTTGAAGCATGTGAAACAATTATTGAGCAAGTTCGTAAAGGTGATAAAGATAGATTAGTAACTATCGTTGTGGATTCAGTAGCAGCAGCATCGACACATAAAGAGTTAGAAGCTGATTATGGTAAGGATGGTTACGCAACTGATAAGGCAATTATCATTTCCAAAGCAATGCGTAAAATCACCAATCTTATTGGTAGACAATCTATTGCATTAGTATTCACAAACCAATTAAGACAGAAAATGAACGCAATGTTCGGAGACCCGTGGACAACATCGGGTGGAAAAGCATTGGCATTCCACGCATCTGTTAGAGTTCGTTTGAAGAATATGGGACAATTAAAAGCAGGTGATAGAATCGTAGGTATTAAGGTTCGTTGCCAGGTTATCAAAAACAGAATGGGACCACCATTAAGACACGCAGATTTCGATATTTTCTTTGATAGAGGTATTGATAACTATGGAGGTTGGTTAGCAGTTATGAAAGATGCCAAATTAGTAAAGCAAGGTGGAGCTTGGTACGCATACGTTGATATTGAAAGTGGTGAAGAAATCAAATTTCAAGCTAAAGATTTTGCAAAATTATTAGAGGATGAAGAACTAAAAGACCAAATCTATCGTAGAATTTGCGAAGCAACAATTTTATTATACAAAAACAATTCCAATTCGGATGAAGTTGAACTTACAACGGACGAAGCCAATGAGTCAGATTAACAAAAAGTATTTAGATATACTAAAACAAATAGATAGGGAACATAATGATTTTGGAGATTTACATCGTAACTCCAAAACATTAGTTATTGATGGTCTTAATACCTTTATTCGTTCCTGGTCAACGGCACCTAATCTTAACGAAAATGGTGACCATATTGGAGGAATAGTCGGTACTTTAAAAAGTATCGGCTATGCCATCCGAACAATCAACCCCACACGAGTTGTAATCGTATTTGACGGTAAAGGTGGTTCTAATAGTAGAAAGGAAATATATTCCGGATACAAATCAGAGAGAGGCAAGAATAAAATCAAAATGAGATTGAATCGTGCTGCATCTATGGAAATGACAACTGAAGAAGAAGGTGCATCTATGAAACGTCAGATGACGGCATTAGGTGAATTACTTTCAGTTCTACCAGTTACAATTATGATTTACGATGGGATTGAAGCGGATGATGTTATGGCATACATTGCTACTCAATTAAAGAAAGAAAATGATAAGGTTGTAATAATGAGTTCCGATAAGGATTTCATTCAATTAGTCAACAAAGATGTGAGTGTATATTCACCATCTAAAAAGAAAATCTATAACATTCCAGAAGTAATTGAGGAATTTGGTATTCACCCACATAATTTTATCAATTTCAGAATAATTGATGGCGATAAATCGGATAATGTAGAAGGTATTTCGGGATTAGGATTGAAAACTATTCTTAAAGCATTTCCAATATTAGCAGATGAGGAAGTTCATACTACTGATTCTATGTTGGAATACATTAAATCGCAACCAAAAAAGATAAAAGGACATGAATTGTTTGAAAATAACTTGGAATTATTAAAAAGAAATCGTAAGTTGTTTCAACTATCCGACCCAACATTTAGTGGTAATCTTCGAATGAAAATTATAGATAGATTTGAAGAATCACCACCAAAGTTCAGTAAGCAAGAATTCCTAAAAGTAGGATTGAAAGCCCGTATATTGGATTCGTTTCCAAATGTCACGGACTGGTTACAATCCACATTTTCTCACATAGCAAAATTTTAAAAAAATGACAGAAGTAAAAGAAAAATTAGTAAAGCCGTTAGGAGATAGAGTTCTACTAACAGAATTAGAACCAGAAGTTTCACAAACTGCAGGTGGTATTATTATACCCGATTCAGTAAGAAGTGAAGATGTAAAAAGAGCAAAGGTAGAATCAATAGGACCTGGTATTTATACGCAAAGTGGAACATTGATTCCAATGAATGTTCAAGTAGGTGATGAAGTGATTTTACCACCATACCATCAAGGACAAGAAATTAAAATTGGTGGGAACAAATATATCCTATTAAGAGAATCAGAAATTTTAATGGTAGTTAAATAATTTAAATTAAAACACGGAACAGATGAAGTGTATCAAAAGTAAAGAAGGAGAAATCCGCAGAGTAAAAGAAGAAGAAGCAGATTTAAAAGTATTTCAATATGGTTGGGTGTTCGTACCCAAATCAGAATGGAAAGCGTTAAGAAAGCCAATCAAAACCGAAGTAGTTGCGGAAGTAGCCGAATTATCGATTGAAGAGAAAAAATTAGCAAGAAAGAAACGTAAAAAATAATGGAAGCAGTAGATACATTGATAAAGTATGGACAATCGTATCAATCTAAAGTTGTTGCTTCTCTTATAACAGATGTCAAGTTTCTTGAACAGGTAAACGAAATTACTAAACCTACATTCTTTGAATCGCAAGCAAATCAATGGATTATAAATTCTCTATTAGATTACTTTAATGAGTACAGAGCAGTTCCTACAATGGAAGTGTTCAAAATTAAAGTAGGAACTATAGATGATAAAGGTTTAAAACAAACGGTAGTTGACCAACTTAAAAATGTATATCTACAGGTTGGTTCAGAAGATTTACCTTATGTAAAGAAAGAATACCTTACATTTGCTAAAAATCAAAAAGTTAAAGATGCCCTTCTAAAATCGGTAGATTTGCTCAAAGCAGGAAACTACGATAAGATTATAGATACGATGATGGCGGCATCCAAAGTTGGTGTAGAATCTGATTTAGGATTGGACTACATTGAGAACTTTGAATCCATTATGGAGGATGTTAAGCGAGATTCTAGTCCAACTGGATGGGATGTTATTGATGAACTAATGGATGGTGGACTAGGACCTGGAGAATTAGGAGTAGTTATGGCACCATCGGGTATTGGTAAAAGTTGGTTCTTATCTAAAATAGCGTGTTCCGCATTGGAAAGAGGAATTGATGTGTTACATTATACTTTGGAATTATCCGAAAGTTATGTAGGGCAGAGATACACAACAATTCTTACAGGAATCCAAACATCGGAGCATAAGGAAAGAAAGAATGAGATTATTCGTAAAATCAAACAGATTCCAGGTAGAGTTCGTATCAAATACTACCCACCTCAATTTGCATCAGCAAAAACAATTGCTGCTCATATTGAAAAAGTAAGACAGGTTGGGTTTAATCCTAAATTGATTATCATCGATTACGCGGACTTATTGAAATCGGGTAATGGTACAAGAGATGGATTATATGCTGAATTGGGTGGAATCTATGAAGAGTTGAGAGGATTGAGTGGTGAAGCACAAATACCAGTATGGACTGCAACCCAAACCAATAGAGCAGCAATTGACCACGAAGTTATTCAGGCTGATTCGGTTGGTGACTCATATAAGAAAGTTCAAACTGCTGACTTCATTATGAGTGTTAGTAGAAAAACAAAAGATAAGTTATCAAACACAGGTCGTATTCACATCGTTAAGAATCGATTTGGACCTGATGGAATGACATTTCCTGCAAAGATTGATACCTTTCATGGAGTTATAGATGTATACGCTGCAACCTCAATTGATGGAATGGCTTCTACAAAAGATAGTAAAAATGGTGAGGGATTAGAGAAAAAATTATTACACAAAAAGTATGTTGAGAATATGGGATAATTGTATAAAGTTTTCTAAAGAAAATAGAAAATTTGTAAGTTCATTAGATAGTTATACCTACAATTCAAAACATAAATAAATTAAAAATATGAGTAAATTATTTACAGAAAGAATCCCATATAAACCATTTGAATATTCAGATTATTACAATGAGGGTTGGTTGAAACAAATGCAGGCTTTTTGGTTGCATACTGAAATACCAATGCAGATGGATGTGAAAGATTGGAATGAGAATTTAACAAAAGAAGAAAAACATTTAGTAGGTAATATACTTTTAGGATTTGCTCAAACCGAATGTGCCGTTTCTGATTATTGGACAGGTATGGTTACTAAATGGTTTCCAAAGCATGAAATCCGTCAGATGGCAATCGCATTTGGTTCTCAAGAAACAATACATTCAGTTGCATATTCTTATCTAAATGAAACATTGGGATTAGATGACTTCGCAGGTTTTATGCATGACGAAGTTATGAAAGAGAGATTTGAATTATTAACCAATACAACGGCTGATTGGACTCCAAAGGATTTGGATACTAACCATAAAGCCAGAGTTGAAGTAGCACGTTCACTGGCAATCTTTTCGGCATTTGCTGAAGGTGTAGCCCTTTATTCATCATTTGCAGTTCTTTATAGTTTTCAAATGAGAAATCTATTAAAAGGAATTGGACAACAAATGAAATGGAGTGTAAAAGATGAATCCCTACATTCAAAGATGGGGTGCCAGTTATTCAGACATATGTGTGAAGAGTATCCTGAATTGTTAGAAGAAGCAAAAGCTGATATCTACCAAGCAGCTGAAATCATTAGAGATTTGGAACACAAATTCATTGATAAGATTTTTGAAATGGGTGATTTGGAGAATCTTAAAAAAGATGACCTAAAGGAATTCATTACAAAAAGAGTTAATGAGAAGTTAGCAGAATTGGGTTATACTCCAATCAAAGGTGGAGATGACTACTTTGAATTTGATGAGAAGAAAGCATCTGAATTGGATTGGTTTTATCATCTTACGGGAGGTGTTACACATACCGACTTCTTTGCAATCAGACCAACTGATTATTCAAAGGCAGGAGAAGGTGAAAATTGGGATGATATATTTTAAAAAAGATTATGAGAAATTACGGAGAAGAATACGGATGGGAAGTAGATGTTGATTTCCCATCTTGGGGAAATAATGAGATATATGTAAAAACTATATCTAAAACTTACCTACAAGCTGGTGAAAAACCAAAGGATGCATATTGGAGAGTTGCTACGGCAGTTGCTAAAAGATTGGAGAAACCACAATTGGCAACAAAGTTCTTTGATTACATTTGGAAAGGATGGTTGTGTTTAGCAACTCCTGTATTATCAAATACTGGTACTGATAGAGGTTTACCAATCTCATGTTTCGGTATTGATGTAGGTGATAGTATCTATGAAATTGGTTCAAAGAACTTGGAGTTAATGTTGTTAGCAAAGCATGGTGGTGGAGTTGGTATTGGTATCAATATGATTCGACCAGCAGGTAGTAAAATTACTGGCAACGGAACATCCGATGGTATTGTACCATTTGCTAAAATATACGATTCTACGATACTTGCAACGAATCAGGGTAGTGTTCGTAGAGGAGCAGCATCGGTAAACATTAAAGTAGAACATAAGGATTTTGAAGATTTTTTAGAAATCAGAGAACCAAAGGGAGATGTGAATCGTCAATCACTTAACTTACATCAATGTGTTGTAGTTAGTGATAGATTTATGAGAAAGGTAGAAGAAGGTGATTCGGAAGCTCGTAGAAAATGGGGTAAGATACTTCAGAAAAGAAAAGCAACTGGTGAACCATACATTATGTACAAAGGAAATGTAAACAAAGCAAATCCTGATATGTACAAAAAGAATGGATTGAAAGTTCACATGACTAACATTTGTTCTGAAATCGTTCTACACACCGATGAACAACATTCATTTGTTTGTTGCTTATCATCATTGAATTTAGCTAAATACGATGAGTGGAAAGATACAGATTTGATATATACTGCTACTATCTTTTTAGATGGTGTATTGGAAGAGTTTATCCAAAGAGCAAAAAATATGAAAGGATTTGAGAATTCAGTTCGTTCAGCAGAAAGAGGTAGAGCATTGGGGTTAGGTGTATTGGGATGGCACACTTACTTACAACAAAAAGGATTACCATTCGAAGGATTGCAAGCTCAATTTGAAACCCGTAAGATTTTTTCCCAAATGAAGATTGAATCTGAAAGAGCAAGTAGAGATTTGGCATCTGAATATGGTGAACCACTATGGTGTAAAGAAAGTGGTTTCCGTAATACGCATTTAAGAGCAGTAGCACCGACTGTTTCAAACTCTAAATTGAGTGGTAACGTAAGTAGTGGTATTGAACCTTGGGCAGCAAATGTTTTTACAGAACAAACTGCAAAGGGCACATTCATTAGAAAGAATCCTGAATTGGAAAGAGCACTTCGTAAGATTGGAAAAAATACCAAAGAGGTATGGGATAAGATTTTAGCAGATGGTGGTTCAGTACAAGATTTGGACTTTTTAGATGATTATTGTTTTTCAGATGGTAAGTTACTTGAATGTAAAGAAGTATCGATAGATGAAAGAGCACATAGATGTAATTCAGTTAAAGATGTATTCAAAACATTTAAAGAAATCAACCAATTAGATTTAGTAAGACAAGCCGGTGTAAGACAACAATATATCGACCAGGCCGTTTCTTTAAACTTGGCGTTTCCTGCAACTGCGGAACCAAAATGGATAAATCAAATCCATATGGAAGCTTGGAAACAAGGAGTAAAAACGTTATATTATATGAGAACTGAATCAGTTTTACGAGGAGATATTGCGGCAAGAGCAATGGACCCCGAATGTGTAAGTTGTGAAGGATAAATAAAAAAACATTATTATGAGTGAAAATAAAATTGATAAAGGTAAAGTAGCTAAAAAGTTAATTCAGTTAGAAAAAAAACTAAATAGAATTGAAGAAAACGAAAATCCATTAAATAGGAAATTAAAGCAAGTCCGAAAATTTAAGTTAATTGAAAAATTAAAGGGAAAACCAAAAAATAAAAAATATGTTAACAGTAAAGAAATTTAGTGCGTCTTGGTGTGGTCCATGCAGAACATTAGCACCCGTAATTAACGAAGTTAAAACTCAATTTTCAAATGTAAAGTTTGAAGATTATGATGTGGATGAAGCATATACTGAAGCTACTAAATACTCAATTCGTTCAGTACCAACAATTGTAATTGAAAAAAATGGTGTAGAGGTTGAAAGATTTACTGGAGTATCCTCTAAATTAACATATATGAATGCTTTAAATGAACACTTAAAGTAAAACTTTTCTAAATCGGTTATGTGTGGAATAATAGGTGGTAATTGGTTTACATCTAATGAACAAACCTTTACTCAATTAAATAAAATAATTCATAGAGGTAGAGATGCTTCGCAAGTAGATGTTGTGGATGATTTCTATATCGGTCACAATCGTCTTTCAATACAGGACTTATCTTCATCTGCAAACCAACCAATGTGGAATGAAGATAAGACCGTTTGTATTGTTTACAATGGAGAATTGTGGGATAGTGCATATACTCAAACATTACGCGATAGTATAACAACTTCATTCAAAACAAAATCAGATACCGAAGTAATTTTAAATGCATATTTAGATTATGGAGTAGGCTCATTTGGTGAATTGGATGGGATGTTTTCATTTTGTATAGTTGATAGTAGAATCAACACTGCTTTTTTAGTTAGAGATTATGTAGGAGAACTGCCACTTTGGTATGCAATTGATAATGATGGTAAATTGGTTTTTTGTTCTGAAAAGAAAGGATTGCCTATTTCTGATTTGTATGAAAAACAGGTCAAAGCCGTTTATCCAGGTACTTTTGTAGAATACAATTACAAAACTTTAGAAAATTCAATCAAAACTTATTATGAATTACCATCTGAAATTATAAATGATGATAGAGATACCATTGTTAAAAATATCAGAAAAATGTTAGAAGAAGCGGTAGAGGTAAAGATGGTTTCAGATGTACCTATTTGTACCATTTTAAGTGGGGGCATTGATTCCGTCATATCAACATACCTTTTATCAAAGAAGTATCCACAAATCGAAGCATTTGTAGTATCAATGGGAGACGGTGATACTAAAAACGATGATATAAAATATGCAAGAATTGCAGCAAAGGAATTTGGTGTAAAACTGCATGAAATCATTTTAACTGAAGATGATGTTATAAATGCAATTCCTGAAACTCTGTATGTAATTGAGCAAAGTAGGTGGCAGAATTTGGGTTCGGCTATCGCTCAAATTGCATTAGGTAAGAAGATAAATGAGTTAGGATTTAAGGTAGTATTTTCTGGTGACCTTTCCGATGAGATATGGGGTAGTTATGGACACATTCAAGCGTTTCATTGGAGACCTGAAGATTATGATGTTGCCCGAAGAAAGTTGGTAAAGGATGTGCATAAAACAAACTTTTTAACAACAAATCAGTCCATTATGTGGGGTGGGACAGTTGAAATCCGAACTCCGTATAGTTGGAGACCTTTTGTAGAATATACACTAAACATTCCGCCATTGTATCAAAAAGAAGGTGGGCATATGAAACCTTTATTAAGAGCGGCATTTAAGGGAGAAATATCCGATGAGTTATTATTCAGACCTAAAGTATTTTTTGCAAAGGGAGCAAGAACTGGTGAGATAATAGAATCTAGGAAAAAGACTTTGAAATCTCAATTAAATTCACTATTTTTATATAAGGACGTTTTAAATCTAAATAAGTTTTTTAAATATGCGTAAATTTATAAATTTCTTCAATACATTAAATATTGTAAAAGCGGGAGTAATAAGTGATAAATTCGGAAATGAATATCCAACAAAAGAATTGGAATTAGCAACCGAAGAAGCTATGGGTATTATCAATATGTATCCAATGATATTTCCACATCTATATAAGCAGGGTTTTAAATTACGAAAGTATTTTGAAAAAGGTGGAGTTATATTGCAGGATGGTGTGGTATTAACGTTTGGAAGATATAAAAGTAGTGGAAAAATGAGTAGAAACGCAACCACATATAAAAAACGTGGAGATTTTATTTTACACCAAATCGCAACAAATGACACTGTCAAAGGTGCAGCTAAAATTGTATTAGATAGATTTGTAGAATATTGTAAATCACATCATGCTGAAAACTTATTTCTAACCGTTAGAGAGCATAATGATGAAGCGGTTAAGTTTTACAATCGATATGGATTTGAAAAAGATTCTGAAATATTTTGGACAAGTAAAAAGGATGGTATTATCAAAGGTATAGTGTATAGATTAAGATTAGTTGCAGATAAAAATATAGAAACAATATGTTCATAGAGTATTTTAATAAATTTAGAGATATGAAACCATATCTTCACATCAATAGTGAGGAGTGGACTCATATAAAAAATACATATGAAATAGATGATGTAAAAGAATCTTTGGCAGAAGTATGTATGGAATACGATTTGCCCTATGCCGAAATCACAGAAACGGAAGCCAGAAAGGAATACCTTGCACTCAAAGGAACTCGTTACAACGAACTACTTAAAGAAGGTGAATGGTTTCCTCGTAAAGCATCCGATAGTAAATATCCATTAACATTTAGAGGTAAACAACAATTTGTAAAAAGATTAAATACTGGTAATTCTGCATCCAATTTCTTTCAACAGGCTAACAGATGGAGTGTAGATGGTACAGTTTCACCTGGACCATATCGTACTTGGAATAGTAAAGATTTTATGACATCTTTAATGGGTGGGTTATACACTCTTAAATTCGATTCAGTTGGGAGAAATGAACTACGAGTTTGTTTGAGTTTAAGAAAATATATTTGCTCACAATTCAAACCCAATGTTGCCAAAGCACTTTACGATATGGTAGATGCAAAGAATGTGTTAGATATTTCGGCAGGATGGGGAGATAGATTGTGTGGATTTATGGCATCTGAAAAAGGTGAACACTATGTGGGGATTGACCCGAGAAAAGAAAATCATCCAATTTATGAACAACAGGCTCAATTCTACAAAAAACATAATGGATTTTTTGAAACAGATAAAAGAGCAACATTTCATTGTTCACCTGCCGAAGATATGGATTACTCCGAATATACAGATTACTTTGACATTGTATTCAGCTCACCACCGTACTTCAATGTTGAGCGATATTCTTATGATGATACGCAGAGTTGGGTTAGATACAACAACATTGATGCATGGAATAAATTATTCTTACACAAAACAATCGAAAAGGTTTGGCCTACTATTAGAAAGGGTGGGTATTTAGCAATTAACATTGCCGATGTATACGCATCTTCCAAAGGAGATGGTAAGGGGTATCAAGAAATTACAAACCCTATGAACGATTTCATTGCTTCTTTAGGCGGAGAATATGAAGGTTGTTTGGGTATGGAAATGGCAAAGAGACCTGGTAGTGCAGGTGCTGGAATGATTATAGATGGCGATGAAGAACGATATACCGAAGAAGCATTACTAAAAGCGGAAGAAGCAAAAAACAAAACATTTTGTGAGCCAGTATGGGTATGGAAAAAACCATAGTGGCTTGTAAATATCAAAAAAATATATTATATTCGTAAACAATTAAATTTTAAAAAAACATGAACAAAACAAGAGTTACAAGATTTATCCAAAAGTATAATTTGGCAGGATTGGTAGAATCTGTTGCATGGAAAGCAGCAGATGGTAAATTGGTTACTCGTTTTATCTCTGATGATAAAACAGTATTAGGTGAAATTCAACTAGATAATTTTACACAAACAACACCTAATTTAGGTATTTACACAACATCTCAATTAATAAAATTGTTATCAGTTGTAGGAGAAGATATCGAATTGGATGTTCAGCAAGTTGAAGGAAAAGCGGTAAGTTTGTTTATCAAAAGTGATGATACAAAAGCTCAATTTCAATTAGCAGATTTGGCAGTTATTCCTTCAGTTCCAGATTTGAAATCTTTGCCTGAATTTGATGTTGAAATTGGATTTGATGGTAAATTTATTGATAAGTTTATCAAAGCTAAAAACGCATTATCTGATGTTGATACATTTACCGTTCTTACAAAAAACAACGAATTGAAACTTGTGTTGGGGTATTCAAATGTAAATTCAACTCTAATTGAATTTTCGGTTAATAAAGAATACACAGAAGAAGTTAAACCTATTTCATTCTCTGCAAAGTATCTTAAAGAAATTTTCTCTGCAAACAAAGAAGCTACTTCCGTAGTGTTGAAAATATCTACTTCAGGATTAGCGCATGTTGAATTCAAAATTGATGATTTCACTGCAAACTACTATTTGGTAGAAGTACAATTAACTGCATAAAATGAGCTTCAACTATACAAAGAAGTATTTTTACGAAAGAAACGATTGGATTTATTCTCCTGAAATAAATCTTAAATACGAAGATGTATTAAAAATGTCATTCACTCAATTTGAAGAGTGGGTGGCATTCTTTCGTAAAACTGCCGTTCAAAGATGGCAAGCAACCGATGCTCCACCTAAAATTGGTATAGATGAAGCTGAAATCATTGAGAACTTTTCTAAACTACAAACCTATAAAGTAGATAAGTTTGAAGAAAAAGATGATGATGGTAATGAAGTAATTTTTAACTTCAATAAATTCGCTACACCTGTAAATCAATTCTTCCCTGCAATGTATAAGACTGGTATTGGTGGTTCATCATACGATAAACCAAAACCATCCATTTATGATATATTTGTAGATGATGCATATTTGCCAGAGTTTATTAAGCAAATGCGAAGATTGACTAGGCAAGATGGTATGTATCGTTTTTCTAAAACCCTACACTTAAATCACAAAGATTTTCATAACTCACATATTCAGAGTGGCAAGGAATGGATTGAAAGATGGGCAGCGGGTGAAGTTCAAGAAGGACATGGATTTTGTTTATCACAGGCAGATAGTAAAGTACCATCACCACCAATTACTGCGCAGGAAGTAAAAGATTTATACAAAGCAGGTATATTAAAGTATGAAAATATCTCATCACTTAAAACTGCGGATTGGGGAGATAATATTGACAATTTAGTTGATATTCCAAAACAACCTATACAGATTAAAACATATCCGTTTGGTCAAACTATCTTTCCAGAAGCAACTGCAGCATTTAGAATTGGTATGGGAACACAGGCTGCGGTTAATTTTCCACCACTAACTGCGAAGTATCTGTATCAAAGATTTACAGAACACATTAAAACGCAAGATGTAATCAATGTATATGACCCATCGGCAGGTTGGGGTGGTAGGATATTAGGTGCATTGAGTGTGGATGATAGAAATATTCATTATATTGGTAATGACCCAAATACTGAAAATTTTATTCCTGAAATTCAAAAGACTAGGTATGAGTATTTAGGTGAATTCTTTAATAGTAAAGTACCTGGAGCTGCAAATCCATTTTGGGGGCATAAATCAACGTATGAAATATTTACAACGGGTTCTGAAATAATTCATTTAGATGCCAGATTTGAGAAATACAAAGGTAAACTAGATTTTGTATTTACATCACCACCTTACTTTGATAGAGAGAGATATTCAGATGATGAATCTCAATCATTTAAGAAGTTCAATAATTACGATAGTTGGAGAGATGGATTCCTACTACCTACTTTAACAACTGCGTATGAGTATTTACGAAACGATAGATACATCTGTTGGAACATTGCCGATATTAAAGTTGGTTCTGATAAGTGGTGGACGTTGGAGCAAGATTCAATTGATATATTGGTTGAGTTAGGAATGGAGTATAAAGGTAAGTTGAGAATGACAATGTCTCCAATGACTGGGGTAGATTTGAGTGGAGTGAAAAATAGTATGAAAATAGGTGGTACATCTTACAAATATGAACCAATCTTTATTTTCTACAAACCATAAAAATTATAAAAAATGAAAGCATCATATAGTGAAAGTGCAACTAGAGACTTGTTAAAAGAGATTAAATTATTGATACATGATTTGGGATTCGATTATCATAGATTGTCTAAAAATGGACAACAAATTTATGATGAGTTGTGTGAAAAATTGGGTATAGATTAAACATAATGGCATACCAAAATATATTTTACGAAAGAACCCAAAATCTTATCCATCTATGGGATGATACAAATGGTTATCAAACATTCCCATATCGAAAGTATGCATATAAGAAAGACCCGTACGGTCAGCATACATCAATGCATGGTGATAGATTGACTCGTATTTCAAAGTGGGAAAAGGATGAAGCTGAAGATTTGTTTGAATCAGATGTACCCGAAACCACTAGAGTATTAGTTGATATATACGATTCCGACACTCCATCAAAAGGAAACAGAACAATGACCTTTGATATAGAAGTTGAAATGGTTAGTGGGTTGCCTAATACTCAATTTGCACAAAATGAAATTACTGCAATAGCATCGCATGATGGTGTGACTAAATTGTATGATGTATTTGTGTTAGATAAAGCAAGGAAAGTTAAAAACAATGCAAAACAATTCAGTAAAGATGGTAGAGATGTCAAACTGCATATTTTTGATAATGAAAAAAATCTTCTAATTGCATTTCTTAATTATTATGAAGAAGTTAATCCAACGATTCTAACAGGTTGGAACATTGATTTCTTTGATATTCCATATCTTTACAATCGTATTAAGAATGTATGTGGGGAGGGACATGCTAAAAGATTATCTCCAATTGGACAAACCTTTTATTCACCTTACCGACAGAAGTGGAGTTTTGCGGGTGTATCTATTTTAGATTATATCAATCTGTATAAGAACTATAACTATGGATTAGAATCATCCTATACTCTAAATCACATTGCTACCAAAGAATTGGGTAGAGGTAAGATTGAGTATGAAGGAAGTTTGGATGATTTGTTTGAGAATGATTTAGAAAAGTTTATTGAGTACAACATTGTCGATGTAGACTTGGTTGTATCAATGGATGAGAAACTACAATTCATTGAGTTATGTAGAGCAATCTGCCACGCTGGATTTGTACCGTATGAAGATTATATGTTCTCATCAAAGTATTTAGAGGGTGCGTGTTTAGCGTATTTGAAAAAGAAAGGTTTAGTAGCACCAAATAAACCAAAGGATAGGAAAGAGAAGATGCAGGCACTTCGTGATAATAACGAAGAGAAGTTCATCGGAGCGTATGTAAAAGAACCCATCGTTGGAAAGTATGATTGGATTTATGACTTGGACTTAACATCTCTATATCCATCAATCATTATGACCCTAAACATTTCACCTGAAACCAAAATTGGAAAGATTAAAGATTGGGATGCAGAACATTGGGTTAGAGGTGGAAATAATAGGTATACGATTGTAGGTGCAGGTGGTGATACATATGATTACACCAAAGAAGAATTAAAAGATGTAATCAAAGATAGTAATTTAGGAGTAGCTGCAAACGGAGTGTTGTATAATCAGGATAAACCAGGATTGATTGCAGATATTTTGGATACATGGTTTAAACAACGTGTTGAATTCAGAAAGTTGGAGAAGCAATATGGTGAAGCAGGTGATACCGAAAAGTATGAATTCTATGCTAAAAGACAATTGGTACAAAAGATTCTTCTAAACTCGATGTATGGAGTATTAGGATTACCAGCATTTCGTTTTTATGATATTGATAATGCAGAAGCGGTTACGATTACGGGTCAGACTGTAATTAAGAAAACTGCTGAAATGGCTAACATCAAATATAATAAGGAGTTAGGTACTAAAGAAGATTACAATGTGTATATCGATACCGATTCAATCTATATGATGGCAGAACCATTGGTAAAACATCGTTATCCAGAATATAAAACATTTGACCAAAACCGAATGGCACAGGAGGTCAACATTATAGCAGATGAAACCCAAACTTTTTTGAATTCATTTTATGATTTATTAGCGGAAAGATTCTTCTGTATTCCAAAAGATAAACATCGATTTGAAATTAAGAAGGAATACATTAGTAAAGCAGGATTTTGGGTAGCAAAGAAAAGATACGCACAATGGATGATTCTAAAAAATGGTATTCCTTGTGATAAGCTAGATGTTAAAGGATTGGATGTAGTTCGTTCATCGTTCCCAAAAGCATTTCAGGATTATATGAGTGGTATGCTGAAAGATATTCTAATGGGAAAAGATAATGATTATGTTGATAAGAAGTTATTGGATTTCAAAAAGAGTATGATGACTTTACCTGTTAATAAAATTGCGAAGGGTGGAGCTATTAAGGAGTTAAGTAAATACGATAATGGCAAGTGGAGAAAAGATAGTGGATTACAGATTGCTAACTTTGATAAAGGAACTCCTGCGCACGTTAAAGCAGGTATATCATATAATAGATTGTTGAAATTCTTTGATTGTCCGTTTAAACACGAACCAATTAGAGATGGTGATAAGGTTAAGTGGGTGTATTTAAGACAAAACCCATTAGGATTAGATACGGTTGCATTCAAAGATTACAATGACCCGAAGGAGATTATGGACTTCGTAGAACAATATGTAGATAGAGATATGATTTTCAAAGCAGAATTGGAAAACAAATTAGATGATTTTTACAAAGCATTGAAGTGGGAAAAAGCATCAACTGAAACACAAACTGCGAAAAAGTTTTTTACATTTTAATTATGGAAAGTTTAAAATTTTGGAATCCAAATGGATTTGATATAGCAAGTTATAAGTGGCTATTAAAAGAAAGAAAGAATAAAGAATTATTAGGAAACGGTTCAGATGCTGGAACTTGTTATTATACATTCAATGAGTTAGGATTTAGAGGTGATTCACCTAAAAAGAAAGGATTGAAAATAATGTCAGTTGGATGTTCTCACACTGAAGGAATAGGTGTACATGATAGACAAACTTGGTCACATTGTTTATCTAGAATGATACCAAATGGTGTTGATTTAAATTTGGGTATAAGTGGTAGAAGTAATGATTATATTGCCAGAAGTATTTTAACTTGGGTAGACGAATTAAAACCATCAATAGTATTGGTGATGTACACATATCCTCATAGGAGAGAATTCTACAGAGATAATGGTGATGTAGAACCATACCACCCAAATCCTTGGGGATATTTTGATGAAGAAAAAGAAGGTAGAATGATATGGGCTAATAAAATTGCATCATCAAATGATAAAGAAGATTTTATAAATTGGTATAAAAATCACCAATTAATAACTTATTATTTGAAATCAAAACAAATTCCGTTTATTTGGAATGGTACATTTGTTGGGACGGAATATACCGATGAAAGTAGATTTGATGGTGATTATCCAAATTTTAAAGATAGTCACACACACGCAACATCACTTCAAAATGAAGAATACGCAAAAAATCTATACAAATATATTAAAGAAAATTTTGAAATATAAAAAAAATAAACTAAATTACGAAAAATAAATTATATACAATGAAAAAGCAATTAGAATTATTTCCGGAAGAGAAATTACAAAATCAGGATGCAGGTAGTATTGGTGTATCTGAAGCAACTCCAATCGCAGATGCAGAATGGTGTTTTCAGTTTTTTAATAATGAACCGGTAGTATTTGGTTGGCAAACTGAAAATACAGAACCTTCTCCGTTAGTTCTACAATTACAACCTGCAGAGGGTGATGTATTAACCTTTAAGCAAAATGGTATGGAGTTTAAAATATTTGCAAGACCTATTTCAGAAGAAACCAAAAAAATTAGAAAAGAACAAGATAATGGAAACGGTTAAAATTAAAAAACTACATACAGATGCAGTAATTCCACAATATGCAAAGTATGGTGATGCTGGGATGGATTTGGTAGCAACTGAAATTATTAAAGATACACCAGAACATATTACATATGGTACTGGTATTGCATTAGAAATACCTGAAGGATTTGTTGGATTGGTATTTCCTCGTTCATCAATTAGAAAAACAGGATTACAATTAAGTAATTCGGTTGGGGTAATTGATAGTGGATATAGAGGTGAACTGCAAGCTACATTTAATAAAATATTTGGTAGTGAAAGATTTTACGATGAAACAAAAAATACAGAACATACATCAAATGAATTTTATAAAGTGGGTGATAGAATTGCACAAATTATAATCCTACCATATCCAACAATTAGATTTGAAGAAGCAGAAGAATTATCTAGCACCGAAAGAGGTAAAGGTGGATTTGGTTCAACTGGAAAATAATATGAAAAAAATATATTTTGATGGATGTTCATATACTTGGGGGCAAGGATTAGAATTGTATTGTAACTCTTTAGATATTTTTAATGAACACCGTATGAGTAAATATGGTTTCAAAAAAAGTGATATAGATTTCATTACAAAAAATAGATATAGTGCGATTGTTTCCAATCATTTTGATTTTGTTGAAACGAATAAATCTTTAAGCAGCAAATCAAATGGAAGAATATTGAATGATTTGAAATCTGTAAAAATAGATGAATATGAATATTTTATAATTCAGCTTACACATTTTAATAGATATTTTACAAATGGTTGGGAATGGCAAGGATTGCCGGTAACTATCAAATCATTAATAAGAGAAAAACGTATAACACAGGAAGATGTTAATTATACGATTGAGAATATTGAAAAAATCCAATTAGAATACTTTTTACAATTAGAAAAAATTTTTGTAAATTATCCTAATAAATTGAAAATTATATTTCATAGTGATGAATGGGAAAGCATACTATTAAAAGAACAAATTGAAAAATACGGATTATCGGTTGATGGTGAATATATGATTAGAAGATGGGCTGAAAAACATAATCTATTTATAAATCAGCAAGAAGAATTTAAATACCATATAGCTACTTCAAATGATACTCACTTATGTATGGAAGGACACAAAATATTAGCAGAATCAATAATTAAACAACTATGAGTTTTTTCGCAAACGATATAAGCAAAAGAGAACATACTTTGTGGGTGGAGAAATACCGCCCACAAACACTTGCAGATTATGTAGGAAATGAGCAAGTAAAAGAAACAATCCAACAATATTTAGATACTCACGATATTCCACACCTATTGTTTTATGGTAAAGCGGGTACGGGTAAAACTACACTTGCAAAACTTATCGTTAATACAATTAAGTGTGATAGTATGATTATCAACGCATCGGATGAAAACAATGTGGACACCGTAAGAACAAAGGTTAAGAACTTCGCATCATCAGTAGGTTTCGCAGGATTTAAAGTGATTATATTAGATGAGTTTGATTATATGACTCCAAACGCACAGGCAATCCTTCGTAACTTAATGGAGACATTTTCTAAACATTGTAGATTCATTCTAACCTGTAATTATCACGAAAAGATTATTGACCCAATTAAAAGTAGATGTCAAACATTTGCAATCACACCACCCACAAAGAAAGATGTTGCAATTCAGGTCACTAGAATTTTAGATGCTGAAAAAATCAAATACGATGTTAAGAATGTAGCAGATATTATCAGTTCATATTATCCAGACATCCGTAGAATTCTAAACACTTGCCAATTACAATCTGCAAAAGGAGAGTTAAAAGTAGACCATCAAATTATGGTTGAATCTAATTTCCAAACAAAGTTGGTAGATTTATTGAAAGCAAATGATGATAAGAGAAATATGTTTATGAATATCAGACAAGCAGTTGCAGATAACCGATTGAATGATTATTCGGAAATGTATTCTATGTTATATAGTAGAGTAGATGAATACGCAGCAGGAAATACGGCAAATGTAATCTTAACTATTGCAGAGGGATTATCCAAAGATGCATTAGTAGTAGATAAAGAAATAGTGTTTATGAGTACAATTATTCAAATTTTAAATATTATAAAATAATGGAACAGGGATTACCAAGTGGAATCAGCCTAAATGATGCGAGAGATATGACGTGTGAATGTGGAAATAAAACATTTATGCCAGGATATAGGTTTAAAAAATTAAGTAAAATAATGACTGGTAACGCACAGGATTCAATCATTCCAATTGAAATGTATCTTTGCACCCAATGTGGAAAAGCATTGCAGGAGTTATTACCTTTGGAATTGAGAGATACACCATCATCAATAGTATAATAATGGCAGGAAAAAAACTATTTGACCACATTGCTGCAATCACATCGGAGCAAGACCCAAAGTATTTTGATAAACTTACAGAGGAAGATGTTAAGTCGTGGAGCAACTTTATGATTAACAGATTTCTTTCCATGAAACCAGAATGGGTAGAACTGATTGCAACTATATTACCTTTGACTCAAACATTAGAACCGAAGGAAATGTATAAGTTGTATATCAGTATCATACCCAAAGGTAAGTATTATCTTAAATACATCAAAGGAAAGGGTGAAGAAAAATACGAATCATTTTTAGTTGATTTGATTAAAAAAGAATACGATTGTTCAGAAAGACACGCAATAGATTATGTTGAAGTTTTGTATGCAACGAGAGAAGGTAGAGAGTATATAAAATATGTATGTGAAAAATACGGTACTGATAAAAAGTTGATAACAAAATTGAAATTAAAAATATAATGCTAAATAAAAAATATTTAGTTACAAACGGATGTTCATTTACAGAAGGACATTTATTGGGGAATGAAGGAGCATGGCCTAAATTTTTAGGAGAAAAATTAAATTTAAAAGTTGTAAATTTAGGAAAAGGTGGTAGTGGGAATGATACTATTACTTGGAGAACTCTTGAATTTTGTGAAATCAAAAGAGATATTGCAAAAGATGCACTATTTGTTATCCAATTAACAGAATGTTTGAGATATCATGTCTATTATGATGATATGGTAAAATCACCACAAGAATGGCATGTAACCCCATTGTGTTTTCACAGACATATGGATTCCTATAAAAATGGAAACGGTGCATCTAAATGGATTTATAAAAATAAAGATGAATTAATTTATGTATATAACAATATAACATTTGCATTATACAAAACGTTTCAAAACATATTATCACTAACTTCTTATTTTGAATCAAAAGGTTATCCTTACATATTATTTGATGGTATAAACGACCATAAACCATTTGAGCATAATAGAAATTTTTATCTAAAAGAATCTAATTCTAATAATGTAAATGAAGAATTTAAAATAAAAACATATATTGAAGATTTTGAAAAACATATTATTAAAAGAGAAGATGGTTATCTTATTAATGAAAATTTAATAGATAATATATTCAATAACCCCTATGTATTTAAACAAGTATCCACAATGCTTAAATTTTTTTTTGATAAAGGTATGGAAGAATTCAATGATGATGAATATTATTTTAAAGGAAATTCGGGTCATCCAAATTTAGAAGCGTGTGAAATTTGGGCTGATATATTAAAAAATTATATTGAAGAAACATTTGGAAAAACGAAATAAATTGTGTATATTGTATTCAAATAACACACTATGGCAAGAGTTTCGTTTTCCCAATACAGTATGTGGTCTTCATGCCCCCATCAATACAAACTGGCTTACATAGATGGTTTGAGAGAATCATCATCTAGCATCCACACCGTATTTGGTTCTGCAATGCATGAAACTTTGCAAGAATATTTAAGTAGATGTTTGCGTATTTCTAAATCGCAAGCAGATAAGAATATGAATACAAAGGAGTTTCTTAAAGAAAAAATGCGAGAATCCTTTTTAAAAGAATCAAATGAAGGACAGAATCCAATATGTTCCAAAGAAGAGTTAGTTGAGTTTTTAGAAGATGGTAGTCTCATTTTAGATTACTTTCAGAAGTCTAAAAATTTCAACAACTTTTTTTCATTAAAGGATGATGAGTTGATTGCAATAGAGCAACCAATCAATACCAAAATTGCAGAAAATGTAAACTTTTTAGGATTCATTGACTTTATTGTTAGAAGTAAATCAACGGGTAGATACCGTATTACGGATTTCAAAACCTCAACTAGAGGCTGGACCAAAACCCAAAAAGCAGACTCGGTTAAAAGTACTCAATTACTTTTATACAAAAAGTTTTACGCAGAGTTACTAAACATATCAGAAGATATAATAGATGTAGAATTTATTATTTTAAAGCGTAAGGTATCCGAAAATACAGATTATAACATTCCTCGTATCAGTAGACACATACCTGCAAGTGGTAAACCATCTATGAATAAAGCATGGAAAGGATTTACCGAATTCGTTAATAGTGTGTTTGACCAGAGTGGTGAATATAATGTAGATTCAAAATACCCTAAATACCCATCAAAACTTTGTGATTGGTGTGAGTTTAAACAAAGGGGAATTTGTGATGGAAAAATATAAAAAACAATAATTATTTATAAAAAGAGTTATGGCAAAAAAGAAGATTTTATTATTATCGGACGACTTGCGAATGGCCAGTGGCATCGCTAATGTTTCCAAACAATTAGTTATGGGAACGGTTGATAAATATGATTGGGTTCAATTAGGTGCAGCAATCAAACATCCCGAAGCAGGTAAGATTTTAGATTTAAACGAAAGTGTTAGAGAACAAACGGGTGTAAAAGATGCGAATGTAAAAATTTACCCATCGGATGGTTATGGAAATCCAGGCATTATTCGTCAATTATTGATGGTAGAAAAACCTGATGCAATCTTACACTTTACAGACCCGAGATATTGGATTTGGTTGTATGAAATTGAGCATGAAATTCGTCAATCAGTTCCCCTTTTCTTTTATCACATTTGGGATGATTTACCAGACCCAAAATACAACAGAGATTATTACGAAAGTTGTGATTGGATTGGATGTATTTCAAAACAAACTTATGGGATTACTCGTAGAGTTTGGGGATGGGATAAAGAAAAGCATTGGACACCACCTGCTGATTGGCAAGTGAGTTATGTACCACATGGTATCAATTCGGAATTATATAAGCCAGTTGAAGTACCAGCTGGTTTCAAAAAAGAAATATTTGGTGATAAAGAATACGATTTTGTTTTATATTGGAACAATAGAAACATTCGTAGAAAACAACCAATTGATGTAATTCTTGCATTTGATAAATTTGTGGAGGCATTAGCACCAGAGCATAGAAGTAAAGTATGTTTATTGATGCATACTAACCCAGTAGAAGAGCATGGTACGGATTTATCGAGAACTATAGCAGAATGTTGTTCACCTGAAACAAATGTAGTATTTGCTCCAAACCGATATACAGAAGAACAATTGAACTATCTTTATAATTTGGGAGATGTAACAATTAACGTAGCATCTAACGAAGGATTTGGATTAGCAACTGCAGAATCAGTAATGGCAGGAACTCCAATTATTGTAACAGTGACTGGTGGATTGCAAGACCAGTGTGGGTTTAGAGATATTACAACTGGCAAATTACTAACCGCAGAAGATTATGTAGAGATTGGTTCATTACACGATAGACATAAAAAAGCAGGTGTAGTTTGGGGAGATTGGGTTAAACCAATTTGGCCAGTTCGTTCAACTACAGGTTCAGTTCCTACTCCCTATATCTTTGATGATAGGGTTGATTTCGAAGATATATCACCATTGATTATGGAATGGTATTTAACTCCAAAAGAAGATAGAAAAGCAGCAACATTAAAAGGTAGAAAGTGGATGTTAGGTGATGGTTTGTTGAGCAGAGAAGCAATGTGTAAAACACTATCAGATGGTATGGAAGGAGCATTTGAAAATTGGAAACCAAAGAAAAAATTTAAGTTAATAGAGTTATAATATGAAACCAACATTAGTATTTCAGGCACCAATTGCGACAAGAAGTGGATATGGTGACCACGCGAGAGATTTGTTACACTCTTTATATAAATTAGATAAGTTTGATATTAAAATTATTAGCACTCGTTGGGGGAATACCCCAATGGATGCTCTTAATTATGATAATCAATTTCATAAGTGGGCGGTAGATAATATCACCCCACAGATTACAGAAAAACCTGACATTTATATTCAAGTTACAGTTCCAAATGAATTTCAACCTTTGGGATTCTATAACATTGGTATTACTGCAGCAATCGAAACTACACATTGTGCATTAGATTGGATTCATGGATGTAATCGAATGGATTTAATTATAGTTCCGTCCGAACATTCAAAGAAAAGTTTAGTAGATACGGTATATAATGAGCAAGATAAACAAAGCGGACAATTAGTTGCTCAACATAGAATTCAAAAACCTGTTGAAATTCTTTTCGAAGGATTTGATGAAGCTGATTTTGGAACCAAAACCTTTGAGAATATTACTGAATTAGATGCAATCAAAGAAGAGTTTGCATTCCTATTCGTAGGACATTGGTTGAGAGGTGATTTGGGAGAAGATAGAAAGAATGTGGGAATGATGATTAAAACATTCGCAATGGCATTTAAGAATGAAAAGGTTAAACCCGCATTAGTTCTTAAAACATCTTCAGCAGGATTCTCTGTAATGGATAGAGAAACCACTATTAAAAAAATTAGAGAAGTATTAGGTAAAGATTATGGACAAGTTCCCGTTTACTTATTGCATGGTGATTTAACTCCATCTCAAATGAATGGATTATACGAACATCCGAAAGTAAAAGCAATGTTAAATTTTACAAAGGGTGAAGGGTTTGGTAGACCCCTATTAGAGTTTAGTTTGACGGGTAAGCCTGTAATTGTATCTAATTGGAGTGGACATTTGGATTTCTTAAAGCAAGGAGCTGTTTTATTGGAAGGTGAATTGAAACCAGTGCATGAATCAGCAGCAGACCAATTCTTATTAAAAGAATCACAATGGTTTAATGTAAACATTTCAAAGGCATTATCATCCATAAAAGATGTTTATAAGAACTATGACAAACACAAAACGGCATCTTTACAATTGGGCAAACAAAATAAACAAAACTTTGGATTGGAAAAAATGACTAAATTGTTTGATGGAATTTTGAATCAATATGGTATTTATAGTAAGATACAACCAAAGTTCCAACAACTCCAATTACCTAAACTAAAAATGTTAAATAAATAATGCAAAACTATAGTCCACTATATAGACGATTTATAGATGATAGAAATTATATTGTTCCAAATCAAATGACAAGAGCAAATTTCTATCTTATAAAAGAATATGAATATATAGATGGAACTAAAGGTAGATACGGTGAATCTACTGCTCCAATTATATATACACTATTTGTTTCAAAGGTAAAAGATATTGTACATGCTGTAAAAGTAACCAATATCAATCCTCAATTAATAAAAAAGTTTTTTGGCAAGTTTGTAAATGAAGATACCGAACTGTTAGAAATGAAAGGTGGAGCAAAGGCCTTCTATCAAAAGGTAGTTATGAAAGTTCCAATAATTACAAACGAAGCGTATAGAACTTATAAGTTAAGTGGGCTTGGTAAAGTAATTCAATTAGATATGGATATTACTTCATTAACTCCACGATATAATCCTGCTACAGGAATTGATGAAGCATCGCAATTAAAAAATAAATAATAATTATGACATCAAAAGAATTTGTAATTTGGTTACAAGGGTTTAGTCAAGGAGTACATCAGTACAACATTACCCCAATGCAGTGGGATATACTAAAAGCAAAATTGGCAGAGGTTAACGATGGACAACCCAATTTTGTAACTCCACCAACACCTGGTATAACAATAACTAATCCACCATTTGGATTTGGAAGTACATCAACTGCTTATGGATATCCAAGTGGCAGTGCTTGGAGTTATACCAACACAGGATACAATCCACCATATACAACTGGTGAAGGTTTAGATGATATAAAAATTCAACACAATGCAGATTAAAATGAAATTAAGTTACGCAATAACGGCTTGTAATGAGCATGAGGAAATTATACGATTAGTTACTCAATTGATAAACTATAAAGGTGAAAATTCTGAAATAGTAGTCCTTTTAGATACTCCAAAATCTTCTACGGAAATGATTGAGTATTTAGAATTACAAGCTAATGCAAATTACATCACTTTAATTGAATCTGAATTTGATAACGATTTTGCACAATGGAAGAACTTTTTAAATTCACATTGTAAAGGTGAGTGGATATTCCAATTAGATGCAGATGAGTACCTATCAAATGATTTAATCTATAATTTGGAAGAATTATTAGAAGTGAATACTGATAAAGACCTAATAGTAGTTCCGAGAATTAATACGGTCGAAGGATTAACTGAAGCACATATTCAAAAGTGGGGGTGGAATGTTAATGAGAAAGGTTGGGTTAATTTTCCTGATGTTCAGACTCGTATTTACAAAAACAATCCAGAAACAATTGGTTGGAGTGGTAAGGTACATGAGAGAATTGTTGGGTTTCAATCATACACTAATTTTCCATCGGATGAAGTGTATTGCATTATACATCCAAAAACAATTGATAGGCAAGAAAGACAAAACAATTATTACGATACTCTATAATGGTACACGTCTATTATCACATATATGCAATAGACGGGGTAGAATCAATAGTGGAAGAACAGATTTCTTTATTAAAAAAACATTTTGATTTTCCCTATATTTTAAATATAGGGATTTCTCTTGCAGAAGAAAATAAATCAATATACCATCTGTTGACTAAATTTAAAAATGTAAGGGATGTCAGAGCGAGAGGTAATGAATTTGTTACATTGGAATTAATACAAAAAGATGTAGAAAAATTTGCAGATTCGGATTATATTTTGTATTTTCATACTAAAGGTGCATCCAAACAAGGAAACACAAATGTTGCATCTTGGAGACATCTTATGAATTATTTTAATATAGAAAAAACCAGAAATGTTTTTAAATTATTTGAAAAAACTGATTTTAATACATACGGTGTCTTACTTGGTAATGCTGGAAAATGGACAATATATTCTGGTAACTTTTGGTGGATGAAAGCGGACTACGCAAAAACAATAGACTTAAAAAATATAAAAAGGAATAGATTTTCAGCAGAAACCGATTATATTCAAAATGGTGTAAATTGGAAACCATATTCACCATATAATTTAGAAGTAACTAATCATTATCAGGTTTTATTTAAAAGAGAAGAATATGCGAAATAAAATAACATTCATATACGATTATAGAGATGGGGAAGTATGGTCTACTCCATTGGCATTAGTAAATGAATTTAAAGAAAGAGGATGGGAACCCCAAATAATCAAAACAAATGATAATGACTTAAAGAATTGGGTAGATTCCAAACCACAAACAGATATCGTATTGTTTATGGATTGGGGTAGATTTGATTCACAATATCTTAATAAGGATTTAGTTCCTGCATTTTGGATACAAGAAAGTGGTGATGACCCACAAAACTTTGAAAGAAATTATCCTAAAGCAAATCGTTTCCATTACACAATCACACCCGATAAACAATCTGCACAAGAATATAGAAACAGAGGTATAAATGCCGAATGGATAAATCATTTCGCAGATACTAAAGTTCAGTTTCCAATGAATTTAGAACCACAATATGTTGCGGTTACTACACGAGGACTTGGAAATTCCCAATTTTTAGATTATCTTACAAATTGGGCAGAGGGAGCAGTTGGTAATAGAAATGGATTAGGACCTAAAGAACATACGGAATTTTTGAATACTGGTTTAATGGTTATTCAGAATAGTAGATGGAAAGAAATTACCCGTAGAATCTTCGAAGGAATGGCTTGTGGTAAAATGGTATTAACCGATAGATTGCCAGATGAAACTGGTTTATCCGAAATGTTTGTAGAAGGAGAAGATATTGTATATTACGATGAGATGTTCGATTGTATAGAGAAGATGAACTATTACAATGAAAACGAAGAGGAAAGAGAAAGAATTGCACATAACGGAATGATGAAAGTGTTGCATAATTATACACAAATTCAAGTAGTAAATAAATTAATAGAAAATTATGAAAGTTTTAATAACGGGAGTAGCGGGGCTATTAGGTAGTAGATTAGCAGATTGGTTAACCGAAAAACATCCAGAAGTTCATATAGTTGGAATTGATGATTTAAGTGGTGGATACAGAGAAAATGTAAACCCAACCGTAGAATTTTGGCAAATGAATTTGGTAACACACCCAATTGAAAATTGTTTTGAAATTCACAAATTTGATTATGTATTTCATTTTGCAGCATACGCAGCAGAAGGATTATCACCATTTATCAGACAATATAATTACGAAAACAATTTAGTTGCAACTGCAAGAGTAGTTAATCAATGTATTAAACACAATGTTAAACGATTGGTATTCACTTCAACCCTCGCAGTATATGGTTATGGAGAAGGTGGATTATTTGATGAAATACACACACCTAAACCAATCGACCCGTATGGAGTTGCAAAATATGGGTGTGAGATGGATATACAAATCGCAGGAGAACAACATGGTTTAGATTGGTGTATTATTAGACCACATAATGTGTATGGTATCAATCAAAACATTTGGGATAAGTATCGTAACGTATTGGGTATTTGGATGTATCAGCATTTGAACGGAGAACCAATGACGATATTTGGAGATGGTGAACAAACTAGAGCATTCAGTTGTGTAGATGATATTGTAGAACCGTTATGGAACTCGGCAATTAGACCCGAAGCATCTAAACAAATTATTAATTTGGGTGGCATTGAGGAATGGAGTATAAATAAAGCCAATTCGTTATTAAGAGTAATTATAGGTAGTGGTGAAGTTGTTTATAAAGAGGGTAGACATGAAGTTAAAAACTCAATACCAACATTCCAAAAATCAATTGATATATTAGGATTTGAACATAAAACTTCTTTAGATGAAGGATTGTGGGATATGTGGGTTTGGGCATCACATCAACCTAAAAGAGATAGATTTGTTTGGCCATCGTATGAACTTGACAAAGGTATTTATTCATTTTGGAAAAATTAAAAATATGAAATTTGCAGAATTTTATAGAACAATAGAACCAAAGAGTGATAAAGGTACACTACATGATTACATAGATGGATATTATTCAAAGGAATTTACATCTAAAAGAAATGATGTATTGAATATAATAGAAATTGGTATCAGAAGAGGTGATTCATTAAATCTATTAAGTAATTGGTTTGTAAATTCTAAAATAATTGGAATAGATAATGGACAAGAAATGTTAGATATTGATAAAACTTTTGTAAGTAATATTCCAAATGTGGAAGCTATTTATGACAATGCGTTTTCACATAATGTTTTAAATAAATTCGAAGATAATACATTGGACTACATAATTGATGACGGACCTCACACATTAGAAAGTCAATTATATTCAGTAAATAATTGGTATAAAAAATTAAAAAAAGGTGGAAAATTAATAATAGAAGATATACAATCTTTAACAAATTTAAATTTACTTATTATTGCAATTAATGATTTAAATTACGATTATAAGGTATTTGATTTAAGAGAATTTAAAAATAGATACGACGATATAATAATTGAAATAATAAAAATATAAAATGAAAAGAAATTTAATATACTATTGTTACTTTGAAAATGGTGAAATAAATGAATTTACTCAATTAAATTTGAAATTATTAAATAGATACTGTAATTTATTTAATGGTCAAAAAATAATAAAAATAGCATTAGATGATTTAACAAAAGATTACTCAAATTTAGTGGATATGTTTCAGGGATTTGATGTAGAAGTTTTACAAAATAATAAAGAAAATAGAGAATCGGAATATTTTATAGAATCTATAAAAGAAATAAAAGATACCAATTCTATTACATTTTTTGCGCACAATAAAGGTGGCTCAAATAGGCCAGAATCCGATGTAATTAAATTGTGGTTGTTTTCTATGTATTTTTTTAATTTAGAGCCAACTTATCTTTTAACAATACAAGACCAACTATCTAATGATAAAATTTTTAGTGGTATAATGCAAATTACAACACCATGTCCACCATGGGTTCCAAGTGATTGGCATTATAGTGGAACATTTTTTTGGTTTAATACCGAAAAATTACTATCCATTGAAAATTGGGATGTGATGGAAAAAAATAGATTTGCAGTAGAAAGTTATCCTGGAAATAAAGTAAAACAAGATAAATCACACGTAACAATCTGTTCTGCTAATTTTAATTTTAATACATATTCTCCTGTAATGTGGAAACAAATATTAACAAGTCAAAGTTTGGGTCAAGAAATGTTTGACAATTTTATGAAAATATATACAGACCATATCAACCCATCTATTATTAATCATGATTAAATATAGCGTAATAATACCAACACTTTGGAAATCAAATAGAATTCACACATTGCTATTTGACTTAATAAAATGCGAATTTGTAGATGAAATTATTTTAATAGATAACGGTGGTAAATTCTTTGAATACTTTGAAGCATTGGATAAAGTAAAATTAGTTCAGACTGGTGAAAACATTTATGTAAACCCCGCATGGAATTTAGGAGTTAAACTTGCTAAAAATAATTCTATTGCGTTAGTAAATGATGATATAAACTTTAATCCAAATATATTTGGTGTCATAACAAATGATATTTTATTAGAATATGGCATCATTGGTCAATCCGAATACAATTATAAAGGAAATAATACAGACGAACCCATTTTAGAAAAGTGGAATGGTAAAATTAGAGATTGGGGATGGGGATGTCTTATAATGTTTGATAAGCAAAATTGGATGGACATACCTGATGATATAAAAATTTGGTATGGTGATGATTATATTTTTAAATGTAATACTTCTACTAAATCTACGATGAAAAATTTTAATATAGAAACCGAAATGAGTACAACATCCGATGAACCGATTTGGGATGAAAGAAAAAAAGAAGATTACAATAATTTTATAAAACACTTAAACAATGCTTAAAGAATCAAATTTTAATGCAATGATGCTCAACATATTATTGCAACAAACAATGTCTGAAAATATAAATTTTACAGATGTAACAAAGTGGACCAGTTATATTAAAAAATAAATTATGGAAAAACTCCCAATCAGTATAGGAATACTTTCTTGGAATAGTGGGCAAGTATTAGTAGATACCTTAACCACATACCATAATAACGGATTGTTTGATATGGTAACTGATACGACTATTTTATTTCAGGAATTCAATGAGCAAGATTATCAAATAACTAAACATTTTGGATTAGATTGTATAGGATTAAATCAAAACATAGGTATAGGACAGGGGTTTATTAAACTAACTCAAAACGCACAATCAGATTATGTATTGGTGTTGGAGCATGATTGGAATTTAATTGAAAATAGGGAAACCACATATAACACATTAAAGAAAAGTTATCAGGCAATTGAAATGGGGATGGATGTTGTTCGTTTAAGACATAGAAAGAATCCAGGTTATCCACATTTTTCATTTAGGTATCAAGGACAGGAATTAACATATTATGATGATAACTCGCAATGTACGTCTCCACATTTATTGGATTCTTTACATTGGTGTGAACCACATATTGAGTTTCCAGAACAAATTAAAAAATCAGAGGATATGTTTTGGACAACTTCTCGATATGGTAATTGGACAAATAATCCTTGCTTATATAAAAAACAATTTTATTTAGATGTAGTAAATAAATTTGCAGGAGATGGTATCGCATTGGAAGGTAATATAGCAAAATGGTGGGCTGAATCTACATTTAAAGTTGGTCATAATGAAGGATTATTCATGCACAATGATTGGCAAAAATATGGAAGATAAATCATATATAATTAAATATAAAATAGGATGAAATATACAATAATAGGTTGCATAACAAAATACGGAGTAGAACAAATTAGACCATTTGTTGAATCAATTGAACGTAGTGGATTTAGTGGGGATAAATTAATGTTGGTTTATGAAATTACTCAAGATACAATTGAATATCTTAATAGTAAAGGTTGGGCACTAATACAATCAGAACCACAACAACACATTATATTACAAAGATTCAGAGATATGTACCAAGTCTTACATCAATATGAAACAGATGTAGTTATTTGGGTAGATGTTAAGGATATAGTATTTCAGAAGGACCCAACGGAATGGTTAAATGCGAATATGAATAAAGATATTCTCGCATTTAGTGAATCTTTGAGATTTGGAGATGAGGAATGGGCAAGATTAAATGCAGGTACATCATTTCCTATGGAATGGGAATGGTTACAAACTAAAGAAATTCATTGTGCAGGAACTATCGTTGGTAAGAAAGAAGCTATTAGAGATTTGTTCATAGATATTTACAGATGGAGTTTAACAACATCAAATCCACAACAACTAGCAGACCAGGCAGCATATAATATTCTTATACATCTACATCAATTTAAAGATATAGTTCAATTTGTAAAACAACAAGAAGGGTTTGCTGCTCAATTGCATTTGAAATTAAAGAAAGGTAGTAATCTACCATATACCGAAGAATTCGTAACAATAGATGGTGATGAGGTAAAGAATTCAAAAGGTGAATTATTTACTTTAGTTCATCAATACGATAGAAATGAAGAACTTAAAAAGTTAATAGAAAACAAATATAAATGAAAAAAATAGTTATTACATCATTCGTAATGCCACATGAGTTGGATGATTTAGAAAGAGTATTAATCGACTTGAATAAAGCATCTAAACATATAGATGGTGATAATTATGAATTTTATATTTCATTTTCAGTTTCGGATTATCTATTTGATTGGGAAAATTCTAAAGTAGATAAGCAATTTTTTATAGATAGATTTAATTCACTAAAACCATTAACCGATTGGGCGGGTAGTTCTGTAATGCAAATTAGAGAAGAAGTTATGGGAGCATTTCAATGTAAAAGATATGCACATAAAGAAATTACCGATGCAACTCATTTTATTTGGTTAGATACAGATATTTGTTTTGATGATAAAATATTGTATTATATGGAAGCAAGTATTGATAGATTAAATGAAACCGATAAACATATTGATAAATATTTTATTACACCAGAAATTGTTAAGTATTGGGATACGACTTGGGATTGTTTAGTTAATTCTAATTATTTAAATAAACCATTGGATTATTGTAAAACAAACAATCCGTTTGTAGATTGTGGTGAAGTGGGTGATGTTGGATTGGAAACCGTTTTTAATAATGTACCAGGTCAACCTAGAACAAAATTTGGAGCTGGGTGGTTTACCCTTTTATCAAAATCCCTATTAGATAGAATACCATTGCCGGAATCGATGGGAGCATACGGGCCAGATGATACATTTTTAATGTGGGGTATTGAAAAATTAAATCAAACAGGTGCAAACATACATCAATTCAAATTAAAAAATTTTATTGTTTGTGAAAACTATATTTATAGAAATAGAACTCATTATGATTCTATAATAAAACGAATTGATAGAAAAGAAGAATTTAAACAAAAATCATATAATGTATTTCAGAAAGAATTAAATAAAATAAATTAAAATGGAATTACTTAAACAACAACTACAAGAAAAAGGATACACATATTTTAATATGAAAGATTACGATATTTTTTCGGAAGATTTAGAACATTATTCAAGATATATTTGCAATGAAACAAAAAATTTAAAAAATAAAATTACAGGAATTCGTGTAGATGGAGTTTCTAAAGATGAATTTAAATCGGAATTTAATAGTGGAAGAATTCAAATACAGAAAAATTACACAAATTGGGAAAACGCCAAACTCACTATGGATGAAATTTCATCCAAAATGGATTTATCCCCGTCCGCCACTTCTTTTCAAAAATGGTATTATTTCGATAAAGCAGATATAAATGATGATTTTAAAAGATTAGCAGATAAGATAGTAAAAAAATTATATGATATTGATGGTGAATTGGATAATAATTCTTCTGTAACATATTATGATTCTGGTTGTTTTTTAAAAAAACATAAAGATGGGTATGTTGATGGTAGAATATGCGTTGTATTAATTTATTTAAACGATTCCGATTATAACCCAGAATGGGGTGGTAATTTACTACTTAATGGTAATGATACGATTACACCACTATTTGGAAATGTAGCAGTTTTAGATTTTACAAAACATAATCCATATCATGAGGTTAAAGAAGTAGTTGGTGGGTACGGCAGGTACGCTTTTTTAAGTTTTGTATCTGTTAAAAAAGGTTAATTAAATAAAAATTTATATTTATATCAGTATATACAATTAAATATAATATGAAATTTGAAGTAACCAATCCAAAAGCTTGGAAAGCTGTAAATGAAAAAAATATTCCAATGTCTCATAAAATCAAAGTGTATGAGAAGATGGGAGGAGCGTATCGTTTAGGAGAAGATGGTGGGGAGCAGGTGTTTAATAAAATGACAGAATTACTTAAACATAAACTTAACGAAGCCGATTCAGGCGGTGACCACGAAGTAGGCATGGCTATGGGTCAATTGGAAGATATAATAAAAAACGCCAATGAACTCAAAGGCAAGATAGGAACTAAAGAAATGAATCTTCCAGGTTGGATACAAGACCACATTTCACAGGCAATGCAATTCATTAACCAAGCCAATACTGGCTTCCATAAATTAGACGGAGAATAATGGAAAATATATACTCTGTAATAATAACAGCAATCACCGTTTTAGGTGGAACTAGCGCATTTAGATACTATGAAAAAAGAGCAATGCGTAAAGAGAGGGATGATGAATTTATTAAACACGATTGCAAAGACCGCATCACTAAATTAGAAACACTATTACAAGAATCATCCAAAGAAAAAGATGAACTTCGTAATATGGTATTGGAACTTACAAAAGAGGTGGCAGCATTGAGTGTTAAAGTGGAATACCTAACTAAAGAAAACGATAAGTTAGAAAAGGCAGTGCCAAAGCCAAAGAAACAAGTTTTAAATGGTTAATAATTTTACATCCACAATGTGGAATGGAATGAAGGTAGAGTTCGGAAAAGTATATTCCGGATTAAACGCATTCACATTCAATTCTTTAAGTGAAGCTAAATCCGATAAGTTAAGAGTATTTGATTTTGATGATACGTTAGTTCAAACAAATTCACACATATACATCACAGATAAGAACGGAAAAAAATCAAAATTAACACCTGGAGAATACGCAGTATATGAACCAAAAAAAGGTGATAAATTTGATTTTTCTGATTTTGATAAAGTAAATCAACCACAGGAAATTAAAGGAGTTACACGATTACTTAAAAACATCGTAAGAGTTGGTGGTTCGGAAATTGTAATACTAACTGCAAGAGGGGCATATATGCCAATCAAACGATATTTGGCTGATATTGGATTAACTGGTATATATGTAGTTGCATTAGCAGATGCAAATCCACAGAAAAAAGCAGATTGGATTGAGAGTAAAATAAAAGATGGAGTAACTGATGTATTTTTTATTGATGATTCACATAAAAACATATCAGCAGTTCAATCATTATCTAAAAAATATCCAAACATAGCACTAAAGGTTAGACACGTTAAACATGAAACACCTCCAGCTCCAAAAGAAGAAAACGTAAACAAACTAAAATCGTTGTTATATAATAAGTTATGATTTATCTATTTACAGGCCAACCAGGAAGTGGAAAAACCACTTTGGCTAAAAAGTTACAAATGTGGTTACAAACCGATAAAAAGAATTGGCGTAAATCCGTATTTCACATAGATGGTGACCAGTTAAGAGAAATATTCCCAAATAAAGATTATTCGAAAGAAGGCAGAGAAAAGAATATCCAAAAGGCATTTGATATTGCTAAATATTTGGATAAATCTGGTAATGATGTTGTGATTAGTTTAGTTTCTCCATATAGAGAAATGAGAGAGCAACTTAAATCTGAATGTAAAGTACAAGAAATTTATTGTCACACAAAAAAAATTAGAGGTAGGGAGGATTTTTTCGCATTAGATTACGAAAAACCAATTGAATTTTTTATAAATTTAGATACATCATATTCAGTTGATGATACTTTTAAAAATTTAATAAAACATATTGTATGATTCTAAAAAATAACTTTTGATATACTTATATGTATATATTTAATTGTTATTAGTATGGAAAATGAAATAGAAGGATTTTTTCCGAATCTTGAAATTAGAATCACAAAAAGAGGATTAGGTGCAAAACCAATTTTAGAATCTCAAATAAAAGCAGCACAGGCTCAATCCAAATCGGCATTTGAAGCAGCTAGAGTATTGGGTGTATCTTACAACACATATAAAAAATATGCTAAATTATATGGTATATTTGAAGATTTAAAAAATCCATTTGGAGTTGGAATAGAACGAACTAAAACTATTCGAAATAAAAAATATCACATAGATGATTTGATTGCTGGGAAACATTTAAAATATCCATTACATAAATTTAAAAATAAATTATTTGATAGTGGGTATGTTCCAAAGGTATGTTCCAGTTGCGGATTTAGTGAAGAAAGAATTACAGATGGTAAAATGCCTCTTTTAATTGATTTTTTGGATGGAAATTTAAACAATAGGGTATTGGATAATATTAGACCACTTTGTTATAATTGTTTTTTCCTATTAGTAGGAGAACGTAACGTAAAAAATTGGTATGCAGAAAATGGAATACCCGATGAAGAAGAAGATATACAGGAGTAAAGTTCCATTCCGAATTAGTTTTGGAGGTGGAGGAACCGATATGCCATCATATACAAAAAGTCATGTCGGTGCAGTAATCAATACAACTATTCGTTTATTTACCCATACTTCTTTAGAATTGAGGGATGATACCAAAGTTACATTTAAATGGGTAAATAAGGATGAATACGAAGAGCACGATTTCAGTGATGAATTGGATTGTTCTTACGGATTGAAACTCTTTAAAGCAACTCACAATCACATCTGTAAACGATTTAATATAGAACCATTTGGATGTGATATAATTTCAAATCAAGATGTACCAACAGGTAGTGGGTTAGGCACTTCATCTACTCTTATAGTTTCTTTAATTGGTGTTTACATGGAATTATTCAACTTACCATTGGGAGAATATGATATTGCTGAAATGGCAATTCAAATTGAAAGAGTTGAATTGAAAGAAAATGGTGGTAAGCAAGACCAATACGCGGCAGCATTTGGTGGTTTCAACTATATGGAATTTAGAGGAAACGACGTAATTGTAAATCCAATCAGAATTAAAGATAAAGTACAAGATGAATTGGAAAATAACATTTTACTTTATTTTACAAACTTTACTAGAAATAGTTCTGATGTATTGACGGAACAATTACAGAAGATAAACAATAATAATACAACATCTTTACTTTCATTACATGCATTAGTTGAGCAGGCTAAAATGATAAAGGATTGTTTAATTAAGGGTAATATAGATGGGTTAGGTGAAATACTAGATTACGGATTTCAACAAAAGAAAATGTTAGCAAAGGGAATCAGTACACCTGAAATAGAATTGTTATACGAAACAGCAATCAAAGCAGGTTCCACTGGTGGAAAAATAAGTGGAGCAGGAGGAGGAGGATTTATGTTTTTCTATTGTCCAACTAATACTAAATATAAAGTGATAAATGAGTTAAATAAATTAAATATGGGGCATCATCAACCATTTACTTGGAATAAATTTGGTATAAGGACTTGGCAAATTTAATTTTTATTACTATATTTACAAAATGGATAATAGAAAACTTTGGATTATAGGAGATAGTTTCACAGGCGGAGGCCCAAATGCTTGGATTTCTAAAATTTGTAAGCAATTTATTGGTGAGCATTATTATGTATCATCACGTGGTAGTAGAGATATTCAAACTATATTTGACATATTTTTACAGAAATTACATAAAATACAATCAAATGATATTGTTATTTTAATGTTACCAACATTGAGTAGATTTAGATTACCATTAGAAACCCCATATGTAGATGTAGAATGGTCCGATGATTTGTCCGCTAATAAAATATCGAATTTAAACATGAATTCAATGATTGGAGGAGCCGCGTATACATCTATTACAAAAGACAGGTCACTCATGGCTGATGAAGAGTGGCGTTTGGAATCTCCATTAGATTATATCAATCCAAAAATATTTCAACCCAACGCACCTGATAAAGAACCTAATTTTGCAAACATATCTCAAATGATAAATACGTCTAAAGCATTTGTAGATAATTGGAATTGTATTTTAAAATCAGTACAATCGTATGTACCATTTAAATTATTATATTATAGTTGGACAGATGAGTATGGTGCAGGATGTGTAATCGGTAAGAATGAAATAACTTATAATTTAGGGTTCTGGGAATCATTGAATGATGTATGGAAAGAAACGAATGGTGAAATTGGTGTACAGGGTGACCATCATTGGTCAACCAGAATGCATAAATCTTTTGCAGATTACATTATACAAACTAATTCAGAATATTTTAATCAATGAGTTTAGAAAAATCTAAAAAATTTGAGCATATTTTTGAAGATAGGGATTGTGTTTCTATTTGGAAATATGATTTAAGTAAATTTCCACATGGACCTATATCGGTTGAACATAAATGGAAAGCATCCTATTTAAAAGAATTAGAAATTCGAATAAGAAGAGGGAGATAGCTTGGAAAATTAAAATATTTCTATTATATTCGTTGAAACAAAATTAAAAACAAGTTATATATGGCAAAAATTATTAAGTTTGACACTGAAGTAAGAAGTGGATTAAAAGAAGGTGTGGACAAATTAGCAAATGCCGTTAAGGTTACGCTAGGTCCAAAAGGTAGAAATGTAATTCTACAAAAGCAATTTGGTGTTCCTCACATTACAAAAGATGGAGTATCAGTTGCAAAGGAAATTGAGTTGGAAGACCCAATTGAAAACATCGGAGCACAATTAGTAAAAGAGGTTGCATCTAAAACGGCAGACCAAGCAGGTGATGGTACTACAACTGCAACCGTATTGGCACAAGAGATTTTCTCTTTGGGTGTTAAGAATGTTACTGCGGGAGCAAATCCGATGGATTTAAAAAGAGGCATTGATGATGCAGTTAACATCGTTGTGGATGAATTGGCAAAGTTGTCAAAACCAATTAAAACATCCAAAGAGATTGAACAAATTGCTACTATTTCTGCCAACAATGATTCATCTATTGGTTCTATGATTGCAGAAGCAATGGAGAAAGTTGGTAAGGATGGTATCATTACCGTAGAGGAAGCAAAGGGTACTGAAACATCAGTTAAAACCGTAGAAGGTATGCAGTTTGATAAGGGGTATCTATCACCTTATTTTGTAACTAATCAAGAATCAATGGAAGCGGAGTTGGAATCACCATATGTGTTGATTTACGATAAACGTATTTCGGCAATGAAAGAGATTCTACCATTATTGGAAGCAACTGCACAGACAGGAAAACCTCTATTGATTATATCCGAAGATTTAGATGGTGAAGCATTGGCAACTCTTATTGTTAATAAGATGAGAGGAACTCTTAAAGTTGCAGCGGTTAAGGCACCTGGATTTGGTGATAGAAGAAAAGAAATCTTACAAGATATTGCAACTATCACAGGTGGTACATTGATTACGGATGAGGTTGGGTTGAGTTTAGAAAAAGCAACATTGAATCAATTAGGTAGAGCTGAAAAGATTACAATTGATAAGGATACAACTACAATCATCAACGGAGCTGGCAAATCGGAAGATATTAAAGCACGAATTGAATTGATTAAAAACCAAATTGACAAATCTACATCTGATTACGATAAGGAGAAATTGCAAGAAAGATTATCTAAATTAGCAGGTGGTGTAGCAATCCTTTATATTGGTGCAACTACGGAAGTAGAAATGAAAGAGAAAAAAGATAGAGTAGATGATGCACTACACGCAACTAGAGCAGCAGTAGCGGAAGGTATTATTCCAGGTGGTGGAACTGCTTTAATTAGAGCACAAACTGCATTAGATAATGTAAGAGTTGAAAGGTCGGATGATTATCATACTGGTATTCTAATTGTTAGAAAAGCAATTGAAGCACCTTTAAGAACTATCGTTCAAAACGGTGGAGGTTCGGCAGAAGTTGTAATCAACGAAGTTAAAGGTGGTAAAGGTAATATGGGTTACAATGCGAGAACTGAAAAGTTTGAGGATTTGGTTGTAGCAGGTATTATTGACCCAACAAAAGTGACCCGTTTGGCACTACAAAATGCATCATCAATCGCATCACTATTATTAACCACCGAATGTGTAGTAGCAAGTAGCAAAGAGGATGAAAAACCTCAATTACCACAAGGTGGTTTCGGAATGTAAAAATTTAAATCAAACAACAAATAAAAAACAAAAATTATGGCAAAGTTTTATTCAGTACTAGTAGCAGTGGAAGTAGAAGATGCGAAAGGTAAAATCAAAAAGAACAAAGAAAACTATTTAGTAGATGCACTTTCGGTAACAGAAGCAGAAGCAAAATTGGTTAATAAATTTGTATCAGAAGGTGTTAATTTAGAATATGAAGTAGTAAAAGTTAGTGAAACTAGAATTATTGAAGTATTTTAATGAAAATAGGTCTTCTATATTGTTCGTATGAAGATTGTATAGCATTACTATACGCATTTTCTGATGGCAAATTTAATTTGGAAAATGATTCAAATACTTTTTCATTTTTTTATAAAAATGATGAGTACATATTTTCACATAAATATAAAGATATAGAGGAATGTGATTATAAGATACGATTATTTCATACTTTTCAAGAATGGAAGAATTTTACAGGATTTGATAGACTGATACAAACACAAACTGTAGAAAATTATCATGTAAGTAATCAAGCTTTAAAGGAATATTTAGATGCCGGAAATATATGTTTATCTTCGGCATCTATTTCATTTGAGCATCCTAATTTTTATTATGAACCCATATTTAATTTGATATATTTCTATTATCAGTATGGATTTAATTTTCTAAATTATTACAAATTTGATAAAAAAAATAATTTATTAGGAATATATCATAAGCCAATTGATGGTGTTAATTCACACAAAAATCATCGAAATTATTTATATTTACAAATTAAAAACATAGTACAATTTGATTTCACATCATATAACTCAAATGATTACAATTTAAAATTATTATTACAACCATACACTTTGTTTGGTCATTGGGGAAATACCCACATAACATCATATCTAGATTTTACAACTAGTGTTTGTAATGTAATTTTTGAAACATTACATTCAAACGGAAATGAAGAAAATCCGGATAATAAAATGCATGGTAGACAATATATTACCGAAAAAACACTAAAAGCTATATGTTTTTCAGAAGAAGAAATTTTCTTTATTTGGTATGGACCAACTAAATTATTTAAACATTTGGTTGACATGGGGTTTTGGTTTTTAAATTGTGAATTTTATAATCAAGAAAAAGAAGTACCACAAACGGTTGGCTACGCGGATGGTATTCTATCGTATTCAGCTATGGAACAGTCGGTGATTGATACATCAATTTTCTTAAAAGAATTAAAATATAAATTAAATGATAATAATCTGGTTCATAGTTATCTTATGGGAAAATACGGTGAAAAGTTAAAAAATAATACTAAATTATTTAAAGAGTTATTGAATAGTTATCATAAAAAAGAAGATGTTTTAAATTTAATAAAAAATGGAAAAGGAAATTAAAGAAGAAAGAATACTCGTTCTTAAAAGAGTACCACCTGGAGATAGATGGGTATTTGCCGATGGTTCTAAAAAAACTATTTACCCATCTCTAACTGACGCGTTGGAAGGATGGTATCAACAAGATGGAGATACTAATTTCTATATTGAAGCAAGAAAAGGAACCGTAGAAATAGTTAAGCAAGCGGAAGTAGAGAAAGAAATTAAACGATTCTCATTATATGGCGAAGACTAAAAAATATAAAGTTATCTTAATTAGTGGTGGGTTTGACCCAGTTCATAAAGGTCACATTGAATGTATCAACAACGCAAAAGAACTTGCAGATGAAGTTTGGATTGGTTTGAATAACGATGCATGGTTAAAACGAAAAAAAGGTAAAGCATTTATGGATGAAAAAGAAAGAGCATTCATAATGAGTAATCTTAAAAATGTAGATTGGGTTTATGTTATGAACCCAAAAGACCATTTGGATAATACTGCAGTTGATTTTATCGATGCTTCCAGAAGAAAGTATATAAGAGAACATGGTGAACTATCAAAAGGTGCCGTTGCATTTGGTAATGGCGGTGATAGAACCGAAACTACTACTCCTGAAAATTCAGTATGTGATTTATTAGGAATTGATTCGGTATGGGGGCTTGGTGATAAAGTTCAATCATCATCTTGGTTATTGGAAAAATATTTAAATTTAGCATTATGAAAGAGGTAATCGAATTAGTTAAAGAGTATTCAAACGATATGGAATTGGGTAAACAAGTTAGAAAATTGTATTACGAACATCAACAAAAAATAGAAGAATATATGAAATTAGTAGAAGGCAAGTATATCTACGAATCACCTGATAAGGGTGAGACTATTTATCAAAGACCTTTGGGTTCACCACTTTCAGAAAGAACTCTTGTTGAGAAAAAAAAATAAAAAAATGATATTTAAACCATTAAAAGTCGAAAAACCCTGGGGGCATGAATTATGGATACATAATGATTCACAATACTGTGGTAAACTTTTGGTATTCATAAATTCCGGTAATAAATTTTCAATGCATTATCATATGATAAAAAATGAAACTTGGTACATACAATCAGGTTCATTTATATTTGATTATATAGATACGGAAATTGGAAAAAAATGCACCAAAGTTTTGAAAACTGGCGATTCGGTTTATATTCCAAAAGGATTACCACATCAACTAACGGCATTAGATAATAACTCTATTGTTTTTGAAATTAGCACTCAACACTTTGATGATGATTCTTATAGAATTTATAAAAATACACCAAAAGATTTAGAATGAGTTTTATCATTGGTAAGGCTTGTGTCGATTGTATGGATACCTCGTGTGTTGATGTATGTCCAGTAGATTGTATTAATGGGCCAATTGATATTATGGGTATGGGGTATGAGGTTGGAAGTAATGGTAAGAATAAAGAATTATTTCCAGGAGGACAACTTTATATTAATCCAGTTGAATGTATAAATTGTGGTGCATGTGTACCAGAATGCCCAGTTGATGCTATCTACAGAGATGAAGATGAAGCTATTGAAGTGGGGGATGAAATATCAGTTCATAAAAATTATGAATTTTATGGACAAGTATTTTTCAAAAAAATTTAATACTTATATTTAAAATAAATCGTTTACTATAAAACAAAAATCATGACAACATTTATCGTTATTCTAGTATTAGCAGCCGTAATTACAGCAACTACAATTTATCTTAAAAAAACAAAGATATATGAAGATAAAGATGGAAACTTAATTCCAGATGCTATTGAAGAAAAAGTAGAAGAAGTAAAAGTACGAGCAAAACGAATTGCAGAAGAAGTTAAAGATGTTGCAACCGCTGCTAAAGAGGTTGTAAAACAATCTAAAGATGTAGTAAGTGCTGCTAAAGGAGATGGTGCCCGCAGAGGGAGAAAGCCTTCTCAAAACAAAAACTCAAATACTAAAAAGTAATATTCGATGGCGAAGAAAGGTAGTTCAGAATCATCTAGAAAAATTTCGTTTGGTAAAAAGAGAACTGGAGTAGCCAAAAAATCCTACTCAAAGTACGAAGAGAAACCTAAAAAATACAGAGGACAGGGTAGATAGAATGATAAAGCTTAAATCACTACTAAAGGAAGAGGATGTTGTAAAAAACAAAAAAACTGGTAATGTTTATGTGGTTCAAAAAATGGACCCGAATAAGCATGACAAACCTACTCCTGCCGAAATTGAAAAAGCTAAAACGGCCAATAATGGTCAATTACCAAAAGGGGAACCTCAACCCAAACAAACTCCAAAAAATACTGCACCAACTAAACCTGGTCAAAAATTAGGTGGTAGTGATTTTAAATCATCAGCTGAAACTCCTAAAGATAGTGGGATACCAAAGTTGAAAGATTTAATGCCAGGTGCAGATTTTTCAGCAAAACCTCTATCACAGGTAACTCCGATTGAAAGACAGCAAATATCTACTGTTGTAGATAAGTTGGCACAATTGGGGGCTGAAGCAAAAGCTAAAAGAGAACAGGCACCAAACTTCAATTTATGTAAAGTAACCATTCCAGGAACCAACTTATATTGTGATGGTAATAAGGGTATACCTCGTGAGGATATGCCACAATTTAAAGGAACACCTGAACCAGGTTCTCCAGCAGATAAACTTCCAAAGGATGAAAACGGAGAAGCAGATACTGAAGAATTTTTCAAAAAAATGTTGGAAAAAGATGGTATTAAAGTATCAGAGCCAGTAGAAGTTCCTGCAGACCGATTAAAAGCAACTCAAAGTGAACTCGTAGGAGTTAAAGTAGCAGGAATGAGTAAAGTATTGGCTGACCCTAATCATCCAGCATATGAAAAAATAACCGCACCAATTTACGTTTCCAATGATGGATATGTATTGGATGGACACCATAGATGGGCAGCAATTGTGGCACATAATGCTGCAAATCCTGATAATCCAATACCAATGAAAGTTAGGGTAATTGATGAACCAATTGAACCATTAGTAAAGCGTTCTAATGAATTCGCAGAAAAGATTGGTATCAGAGCAAAGAAAGCAGATACAGGTGCAGAAGGTGGTCCTGCTCCAATGGCACCCGCTCAAAAAAAAAAGTCCCAACCAAGTAAAAGAGTTTCTTCGGAAGGTGAAGAATTAGGCACTATACAAACTAAAAATGGTTCAACAATTTTTGGTGTAGAGCATGATAATATTGAGGGTGCTAAACAAGTAATTGATGATGTTAAAAACCTTTATCCAAAAGATACTAAAATTGTCTTTATGGGAGAAGGTGGAGATAGTGAAGGAAACTATGTAGAAGGTTCGGAACAAGAATTTATACATAACGAATTGAAAAAACATTATCCAAATTTTACAAATGAAAGTTGGGATGGTGATGAGATGGATGTATATAATGACCAATCTGAATTATACAAATATCAGGAAAATAAAACAGGATTACCTCATAATATAGTATTAGCAGGTAACTGGACCAGTATGGTTGGGCAAGGGGATGATATGGCTGCTGAAGATTATTTGGATGATGAAGGTAAACAATTTTTACAAGATGCAGCTAAAGAAGCTGGACTTCCACCAATTAAAAATTTCGATAAACCAACTAAAAGAGATAGAAATACCTTATATAGATTGGCATTTCCAGAAGATAATGGAGATAAACCAACAAAAGTAAATGATATTCAGGTTGCATTTAATGATGCAAGAGATGAAAATTTAGTTCGTAAGATGAAAAAGTGGGAAGATAAAGGATATAAAGTAGTTTCTACGGCTGGGTATAGTCATATAGACTTATTAAAAAAGAAATACAAAGTTTAATACATATTAAATATGTACCCAGTTAGAGGATATCAGAAACCAGAAGCAACTTTCCATACTATAAGTGAGTGGGAAGCTATTGCTAATGAATTTTTACAACTCCAACATGATGGATATGATGTGAGGGGTGGTATTGTTGATAATAACTCTCAATTAGTTGGACTAATAAACAAATATTTTGGGTATCAATTATATGTTGAAACTGAATTGTATTCAGACCTTACAAAAAAGAATGTATTGGATTTCATAGAAGATTTCATAAACCATAGAGTTTGGGGATTGAAGGATGAATTTTCAAAATACATTATTAATATAGAAAACGATAAGATAGCATTTTTTCAAAGTAGAGGGGCAATTGAACCATATATCTTATTAGATAAACAATTTACTGAAGATACATACGGAAACTCCGATACTGAAGTTATAACGATGCATTGGACATCACCTGAAGGTATGAAAAATCTCGTAGATAGTTTAGAATCAGGTTACACTTACGCGTTATCAACTTTTACCGTACAACAGAAAGAGTTTTTTAGACCTGAAAGTAATGTTTTGGTTAAACTAAAAGGTAAGTTGGTAGCAGCATTTCAATCGGATGTGAAATCGTTCGCAACTGATAAAGGAAACAGAGCAGCTAATTTATTCCGTTTCTCTTATCCTGATAATGAGAACAATCTTTGTAGAAATTGGGAAGAATGTAAACAAAATAAAACTTCTTTATGGAACGAAATCATCATCAAACCAATATCTATACTTGATTATAAAGTTGTAACCAAATATTAAACTCAAATAATTATGCTACTTAAAAAAGGAGATAACAACGAAAACGTAAAATTAATGCAGGAGAAATTAGGTATTTCACCTGCGGTAACTAACTTTGGACCTAAAACCGAAGCAGCCGTAAAAGAATGGCAGGCAAAAAATGGTTTAACACCCGATGGTATTGTAGGGCCGGCAACTTGGGCAAAAATAATGGGAGGAAACGCACCAACACATACACCATCTGCACCAATTGTATCTTCAGGATCATTGAAGTTGGAAAAACTAAAAGGACATATTCCTGATGCAGTAATCTCAATGATTCCTAATACTGCGGCTAAATTCCAAATCAATACTCCATTGAGATTGGCACACTTTCTTGCACAATGTGGACACGAAAGTGGTGGATTCAGAGCAACACAAGAAAATCTAAACTATTCTGCAAAAGGTTTGAATGGTATTTTTAAGAAATATTTTCCAACTTTAGAATCAGCTTTACCTTACGAAAGAAAGCCGGAGAAGATTGCTAACAAAGTATATGCAAATCGTATGGCAAATGGCGATGAAGCAAGTGGTGATGGATATAAGTTTCGCGGCAGAGGATATATCCAATTGACAGGAAAGGATAATTATACCCAATTCGGTACTGCAATCGGAGAAAATATTACTTCTAATCCTGATGTGGTAAGTGGGAAATATGCATTACTATCAGCAGCATGGTTTTGGTCTAAAAATGGACTGAACAAATTGGCCGATGGTGGGTCAACTGATGCAGTAGTAACATCTATTACTAAAAGAGTAAATGGTGGAACTATTGGATTAGCAGATAGAATAAAACATTTTAAAGAATATTATCATTTATTAGGATAATAGTTATATTTATATGTAGTACAATAAAGGTTATTTAATTTTGTTTTAATTAAAAACTATAATCTTTATGAATTATATAAAAACAGTTTTATTACCATCCGTAGGTGATTACATACTGACCATACTTGGTTGGTTTGGACTTTTATTCATATCAACCGCACTCTGTTTCCAAATTTTTATGGTAGCGTTGGAGGTGACTGGTCAACGAGAATTAACCCAATCTATTGTAACTTGGTTCGATTATACAATTTCCGGTGGACACAAAGATTCACCTCAAAATATTTGGTATAACGCAGATGACCATATTTGGATTGAATCAGTAACAAATAATGTAAAAATTGGAAAATTAGCCGGAAACAGACAATTAGAATTTGGTGTTAAAAACATATTAGAAGAATATTTGCAAGAAAAAGGATTAAATTTAACTCCAAATGCCCCAAACAAATTGGCAGTTCAAATTGTATATTTAGATGTTTTAACAACAAAGAAAAACATCTCCGTATTTCACAAAAATGAAGAAGAAGTTGTCATCAGATTAAAGGGAACACTTTATAAGGATGGCAAAAAGGCAAAAGAGGTTATGGTTGAAGAATCATCATCCGAAATCTCTATGTCAACTCTCATAGTAGATGAAGGTGGTAAGTTCAACCAAACATCTTTAAGTAACGCCTTAAAGAAAGCTTCGGAAAAACTTATAACTAATCTATTTGAGGAAAAATAAAATGAAAAAATTCTTATTGTTTTTAGGGATATTTTTAATATCTCTAATATCTTTCGGTCAAATAACCGTGTCACAATCTGTAACACCTGCACCTCCTTATCAAGTTGGTGATACTCTGACTGTAAAATATACCATAGATAGAGGAACTACAACTCCTCGTTATTTTTGGTTGAGATATTCGTTCAATAACAAAGCACTTGCAATGGTGCCAAACAGTACGGTATTCTCACAAGGTAATTCAGTTCAAACATTCTATACTGGATGGGATAACTACAAATTCACCCCAGCTCCAAATAAAGCAGCTACTAGCTTATATGAACAATATCAAACTACACCTTGGGGGTATGCAGTAAATGCCGATTGGAATGTTGGACAATTGACTGTTCAAAGAACCGATGCTGCAATCAATGGTGATATAGCAACTCAAAAATTTGTATTGAAAGACCAGAACACTTATAATGATATTCATAAGTTGGATTTGGCGTATGCTATTAGTGATGCATCTGCAAATATCGCACCTATCACCCGTAATGCTACAAGTTTATCATTAACAAATGTAACGGGTAACACATCTCAATTTAAAGTTAGAGTACTATTCCCACAAGGATACGCTATTACAGACCATTATGTTCAGTTAATGAAGTTGAAAACGGATGGTACTATTGATTTTTCACAACAATCAATTGCACAATTACCATTAGATTCGAGTGGTGAAGCACTTTTCACAACGCAAGTAAAAGTTGGGGATGAGGTTGGTGTATTTGTATCACCTGCATCATCAAAAGCTTGGATGAACAATGTAATTACAGTATCTGATTCATATAAGGCTTTTTTAGGGCATTCACAAACCGATATTAGTGGAACTCCAAACTTCTTTACATACTCTAATTTGGAAAAGAAAGTGGGTAACATTACCAAAAACGATGATACATTTAATGAATCAGATTCATATTATTCTTTTGCGTATGTAATGGGGCAAGATGTATCTACAAACGCATTTATACCAACAAACACTGCAACATCTTGGAGATGGTTTAGTGGTTTACTAAATCAAAGTTGGTTAGATGGTATTCCAAAGTATAAGGTAACTATTGATACACCAATTAAAGAGGTTTACGCAGTATTTGCATGGGGTGGTGATTTAAACTGGTCACATTCATCAGACCCAACTGAAATTGCAAGTAGAATAACTGCTGGTCAATTCACAAATTCAATTAATGGTGAGGTGAATTTAAAAAAATCTATGAGTGTACCATCTATAATGGCATATAGAACTGAAGATTTAGAAACTGCTAAATTAAATGTATCAATTACTTTGGAAAATAATAAGGTTGTATTAACTACAAATTTAACAAAAGAAGAATTAGCAGGATTACAAGTTATTATGGATTATGATAATAATAAATTAAATTTGGATAACATTATATTTGATGCAGGAAATACCGTAACCAATTTCTCAACCAACGATGGTGGTAGATTGACATTTGGTTCTATTGACCAGCTAAAAACTGCTAGAATCAAAACCGGTACTCCTTACAAATTAATATTCACACCAAAGGTTCAATTATCAAATACAGCAGGATTATTCTTCTTTGTTCTTTCAGATGCAGTTGATGCAAGGGGTAACAAAATAGATTTAATCATTGAATAATATGAAACACTTATTAGTTACATTATTTTTATTTATATCATTTTTAGGGTTCGGACAGAGTGTATCTGCTCCGGACTCTAAATCTTTTATACCATCCACAACTGCGCAAGATGGAAGTGGATTTGTATTAAGTGGATTTAATTCAACGGCAACACTTCTAACATCAATCAGTTTAATCAATCCATCGACTAATACTACATTTTATCTAACTACAACAATCGGTCTAACTGCTGCAAGTGGATTTACTTTAGCAGGTAATAAAACTCGTTTAGTAGTAACTGGAACAATGGCTGATATTAATACGGCATTGGCATCCCTAAAAATAAATACGGGTTCAGTAGTAGGTAATGTTCAATTATCAGTAGCTGCAACTGTAAATCCTGTTGGATATTTTTACAATGGAGTTAATGGACACTTTTATAGACCTATATCAACAGGAGCAACTTATATAAATGCAAGAACATTATCATCTCAACAAACATTCAAAGGACAGACGGGATATTTGGTAACAATAACATCTGCTTCGGAAGATGCTTTTATATTCGCCAATGTTCCTCAATCTAGTATTTGGTTTGCTCTTACCGATGAAGTTGTTGAAGGACAATGGAGAATTGATGCAGGGCCTGAAGCTGGAACTCTAATCAAAACATCAAACGGGCAAACTGCTGGAAACATAGTTGGACAATATAATAACTGGGCAGGTGGTGAACCAAACAATGCCGGTAACGAAGATTACGCAGTAACTAAATGGGGAGGTGGTTCTCAATGGAACGATTTACCTAATCATTTTATTTGTGCTTATGTAGTTGAATTTGGAACTTGGACTAATCCCGATGATGCAACATTTACTGAATTTTATACCAATAGTGTAACTCACTCAAACGGAGAATTATTGAGAGCAACATTCAATGTTGATTTTGGTAGTAATGTAGATGAAACTAAATTCACAGCAAAAGGATACACATATACAAATAACAATTGGAATGCAGTAAACGGAACTGCTAGACAATTAAGTGGATTGGGTAAAGTTGATTTGACAAGTTTATTGGATACTGCAAAAGTTTTAAATGGTGTTAGAGCAACAACAACTTCTGGGCAAGTAGAGTGGTGTGTGATTTATGAATACGATGCTACAAACCAAAGATATAGAGTTGGTATCGATAGTAGAGAAGTAAATAGTATTGTATCACAACCATCTATGATTTCAAGCTTACAACTATTTGATTTATGGAACGGGCCTGTTACATTTAATTCGTATGATTCAAATGGTTGGACTGAAGTTTACATTTATACCGCAACACAATTTAATTTTAGTGGTTCATCTTTCGCACAAAATATAAGAGCAGGTAATGGATTTTATGGATTGCAGGCTGAATTTACTTTTTCACCAATATTAGCATACAAACCACATGGAATGGAATTAACACATTCTAATCAAACGGAACTAAACACATTATATAATAGTATCGTTGGTGTATCGGATGTGTATTTAGCATTTAAGGAATTGGCTGATGGTGGTATATTTGGAAATCAAAGTGGGATGGGATTAACAAATGGTATTCAGTATTTAAATGCAGATGTGGATGGTAATGGTATATTTAACGAATCAGATACATACAAATTATTACAACATCTTACAGGCGTTCAATCACTTTCACAATCTACCGCATTAACTTATTTGATGAAGTTATATAATAAATCAGATTACGATGCGATAACAACAACAAATTGGGGAACTAAATTCAATTCAACTCGTAATCTAATTCCGTTTACATTAGGTAGTTTAAATAACACATACAATATAAATGTAACTTGGTTGGGCGATGTAAACCTTTCACATTCAGCACAACAAAGTGTAAGTAGTGTTAGTAGTAATTCGGTTAGAAGTATGAGTGTAATGAGTAATTCGATTACAAATGAAGTAAATGTGATAATAATGAGTGAGATTGTAGGTAATAGTATTATTGTAACACTATCAGTAGACCCACTACAACAAGAATTAGTTGGAACTCAATTTCAATTAAATTATGATAATAGTAAATTAAAATTTGAAAAGGTAGAATTTACTACAAAAGGAAACCCTACTAACTATGGAATTAACAGAGGTAGTTTTATTAATGTTGGTTCATTGGTTTCTGATGGTTCTACTATATTAGACAAAACAACTGAATATAAAATAATATTTACACCAACGGATAACACAACGGATATATTAGGTTTAACATCAATATCAACAACCGATGCAGTTAATAAAGATGGAAAACAATTAAAAGTAATATTAAAATGATGAAACAGTTTATAATTACTCTTATTTTTATACTCACAGTACAAATTTGGGGGTATTCTCAAACTCCATCAATACCTGATACTCTACAATTATCACCAAAAGAATTATTTGGAGAAAGTGATGATTGGAACGATGTAGGCATATTGCAATCTTATGTAGATTTTTCAAAAGATGTATTATCCTCATCAAACCTTTCAGTTGGTATAATTGGAAAGCAGGTATCTACTACTCTTAATTTAGGATATAGTAAATCATCAATGAATGGACAATGGGGACACTCATTTACAGCATCAATAAATCCTATATGGAATTATTATGGTGTGGGATATGGATTTAGTAGAAATTCCGAAAAGAGAACAACTACTTTACAAACATTTTATTCAACTGATTTTGATTTTCAAAAGGATATTAACCTATCATTCGTAGATGTGTTTAGAACTAAAAAGTTTGGAACATTTGGATATAGTTTAACTGCAGGTAAAACATTTTGGGGAGAATCTGAAGGTGCTTGGGAAGGAAAATATATTGTTGATGAAAATGGTAATTGGGTAAAAAACATATATCCAATTGTGCCGGCATCATCACAAACTACTTACAAAGGAATGTTAATGTACATCTATACCCTTAAAACAAAGAGAGTTAATATCTCACCACAAATATTTGCTATGAGTGATGTGTATATAGATTTCAAAGATGGGGAATCTGATTTTGGTTATAAAAATGATTTCAATTTGGACTTATATTATGGTACATCAATTGATTGGAAAATAACTAAAAGATTTATATTAAACACTAATATCAGATATAATACAACTTGGGATAAATTAGGTGAATCAGTTGGATATAAAAAGAGTAACCCGTTAATGTTTATGATAGGGACAAACTTTCAATTTTAAGATATGAAGTGGATAAAAATTATATTGTTGGTTTGTGTAGGAGTTGTGGTATCTTGTACCGAACCTGAATTACCTACACCCCCACTACCTACTACTCAAAAAATATTTAGTTTGAAAGAAAATAGAGTGGTTAATGGTCAAGATATGCATTTTGATTTACCATCCGATGGAACTTATACATTAACTTTAATTGATAAAGAAAGTGGACAAGTTATTAGTAGAGAAAGATTTAAGGGAACTTCTGGTGAAAATGTAAAGAAGATTTATACGAATTCATTAGAAAAACGATATTTATATTTGTTATTGGAAGATGTTACGAAAACCGAAATTGGAAAAACATTAATAATAACTAAATAAAATGAAAAGAATACTTATAGTAGTATTACTAATATTTGGATTGGGTGGATGCATCGATGATACTATAATCGAACAACCAATTACAGAAGTTAATGAAGAACTGAAAATACAAAATTCAGTTGGCATCAAATTAGAGACATCATTCGTAACTACCGAAGTTGCAATGAATGTTAAAGTAGATATTGCACAACCAGTTACGATTAAGATTTTTGATATATCCAATAGGGTAGTATCCAAAGAAACGATGAATGTAAAGGTAGGTGATAATATCTTAAAGGTATACACCACCGCATTACCGTCATCTGCATATAGAATTGGCTTATTTGATTTAAAAAACAATCAATTAGGAATAGTAGATTTTAACAAATTATAATTTAATAAACAAAAACTGTAATAAAATGTCAGAAGAAGCAGAAGACAACAACGATGGGACATTGTCTGGATTAAAAAAGACAATTATAGGTGTACTAACAACCGCAGTTATGGGTTTAGGTACATGGGGTATAACCCAAATAACAGGTGGAGGTGATGAACCTGTTCCAGCTCAACAAGCAGCTCCAGTAATTAACATCACAAACTCAAATGAGCAGCAACAATCAGCAGGTGGTGGAACAACTAAAATCATTGAAAGAGAAAAAGTTGTAGAAAAGCCAGTGGAAAAGGCGAAGAAAAAAGAAGGTGATGAGTTTAAAGAAGAAGCCCCTAAATGGTAATTAACTATGAATAATCAACAACCAAGCGGATTTAAAGATTTATTAAACTCAATGATGAATAGAAGATGGTTAATGACCTTAATCGTCTTAATTACATTTATGTTTACTACATTTGGAATTTTAATCTCCACTCACACAGAAACTGTTGTTGGGCAGGAATGGAAAGAACTTCTCTTATTATTATTAGGAGCATTCATTGGTTCTTATGGTAAAATCATTGACTATTGGTTTAGTGATACTGATAAGGATAAAATGTTAGTTCAGAAAATGGATGAGGAAGATGGTGTTAGTTTAAGTAATACTGCAGATATGAAAGATTCTGAACCTAAACAATATTCTCCAATTATTCCAGAAGCATTTACCGCAGCAATTCAAAATGTAAAATCAGAACCAAATAATCCTAAAACTATTGAAAGTCCTTTCGAACAACAAACTAAAGTTGGTGTAGAAGTGGATGAAGATGGTGATGGTACAATGGATGGTATTGATTTCGATGGTGATGGTAAGATTGATGTTTACTTTGCACACAGACAATGTGAACATATTTGGGGTGATATAGATGGTGATGGTGATGAAGAGTGTTTGAAGTGTGGAAAGATAAAAGACGAAGACGCCGAAATGGTGGGATAAATGGGTTACATAGTATTAACAATTTAAATTAAAAACTATGGCATTTAAAGACATTTTCAAAGACAACAATGATTACAACGAAAAATCAATCGTTGGATTTGGTTCATTCGCAGTTATGGCGATATTTGCTGGTGCAGATATTGTAACTGGTATTATGGGAAATACACTAGAAATTAGTGATACTATTTTCAATTCATTTGTAATCATTACATTAGGTTCATTCGGTATTGCCGAAGCTGGTAAGATTTTCGGAAAAAAAGGAAAATCTGAAGAAGAAGGATAATAAATATATCTTTTAACTGTAGGAAGGGCAGATATATTTTAAGGGAGAAACTATAATTTCTCCCTTTTTTTATATTTATAAGAAAAGACATATGTATGAAAAAATTATTCGCATTATTAAGTTTTTGTTTGTTAAGCAGTGTTGCGGTAGCTCAAACCATAGGAACTACAAAGACTGAACAATACAAAGCATCATTTGAAACTGCTATTGACATCTCTCAATTTTTAGATTATGAAGGTCGTCAAATTCCAATTCAAATTCTAAAAGCAGGTATTAGTGATGAGATGTATGAACTATATCCAGAACTCAAAGAGAAAAGAGTAGGTTTGGGTGTGGCTAATATCTCAATGGAATATTTAGAAAACCTCAATCGTTTCAAATTTACCGAAGATAAAACCGAAATTAAGAACCGAATGGTTAAACAATTCCAAGCATCGCAAGCAGGAATAGCTGAAAACGCATTGGATGGGTTTGGTAAAATAAATTTAGCGGAATACTTTGTGACAATTGAATGTTACGATTATTCAGTATCAGAGGATGAGACCGTAAATCTAAAGGATGGAGTTAAGAATATGATGGTAACTCGTATCGGTTTGCAAGTTCGTTTTACTAATGCAGAGACTGGTGTAGTATTCGGAGCATCTGGATTGGGTGAAGCAACTACAACAAGAGAATTGACATTCTTATCCGATGCGACTGTTGATGAAGTGAAATTCAATCAATCAACGATTTCAATTGCAACTAAAAAAGCATTGGATATTGCTTGTGCTAGAATTTTGGATAGAATGATTAAGAAAGGTATATTTCCAAATTAATGTTTATATGCCAGTAAAGAAACCTATTGATGAAAAAGTAGTATCAGTAACAGGTGGGGCTGCTAGGGAAGTAATATCTATCATTTTACCCAAAACAACTTTTGTAAGAGCCGATGTGAAATCACAAAAGGAAGCAAAAGATATGATTATTGATTTAATTAAAACACTTAATAACTTTTACGAAAAACACAATATAGATAAACGAATAGTAATTTAACTAAAAAGGGAGAAGTTTTCTCCTTTTTTTTTTTATACTTATTAATATGGATATAGGTAAACTAATAACAATTGTAATACCTTCTTATAATGAGGAAAAGTATATATACAACACATTAAAGTTTATATCTAATCAACAATTTGAAGGAAAGATAAAAGTAATAATCGCAGATGGTAATTCAACCGATGGTACGTTGGGTAAAGTTTATAGAGCAAAAAATGACTTTAAAAACCTAAACATTAAATTAGTAAAAGGCGGTAGTGTTTCAGTTGGGAGAAACAATGGAGCTAAATTAGTTAAAACACCTTATATACTTTTTATTGATGCTGATAGTATTTTGATAGAAAATGACATTTTTTTAGAAACACTAAAATACAAAGATACACATAGTATAGTGACGTGTAAACAAACTTCATTATCAACAAATCTAAAGTCCGAGTTGATATGGAAATCATTTAATTTTATTAGAGATATAATGCCTGAGTCCTTTTCAACAGGTTGTTATTTTTTTATACACACAAATGTATTTAATAAGTTAGGAGGATTTGATGAAACCCTAACTAACTCCGAAGATTTTTGGTTAAGTAAACAGATACCAAAAAAGTACTTTAAAATTATTAATAGGTATGTTGGACAAGATGATAGGAGATTTAAAAAAATGGGATACCTCAACTTCATCTATATAACAATTAAGAATTACCTTAATAAGAATAACAAAAATTATTTTACCAAAGATATAGGATACTGGATATGAAATATTATTTAATAGTTTTAGCATTTCAAATACTATTTAACATTTTCAAAGTAATGGAAATTAAGTTTACTTATGAAAATAAATTAAAAGCACTCTTAATAAACTCCGTTTGGATTAACCTAATCTCACTTGCATCGGTTTACTTTTCGTTAGATAGATTATTTGAAGGTGATTGGTTAGTTATTCCTTTCTATATTGGTGGTAGTGTATTGGGTAAATGGATAGCAATGACAAAGTTTGAAAACATTAGATTTATTGTTTTTAACTTTTTGAAGAGAGAATCATGAATAAAACACTTTTCATTTCAGATGTACATCTAGGTTCAAGAGGGTCAAACCCAAAAGAACTTTACAAACTCTTAAACAAAGAACAACCCGAACAAATTTTCATCGTTGGTGATTTTATAGATGGGTGGTTATTGAAGAAAAGATTTTACTGGAACAAAGAATGTACTGATGTTATTCGTAAAATCCTTGCATATTCAAACAAAGGAACCCAAGTAGTTTATGTGACAGGAAATCACGATGATTTTCTTCGCTCGTATTCTCCTTACGATTTTGGTAATATAAAAATTGTAGATGAATGGGAATGGAATGGATACCTAATAACTCATGGTGATTTATACGATGGCATAGTTCAACTCAAATGGTTAGGTATAATTGGTTCATATGGATACGAACTTGCTCTAATAATAGATAGAACCCTTAAACGATTTGGATATAAGAAATCCTTTTCCAAAATGGTTAAGGATAAAGTAAAATCAGCAGTAAAGTTTATTACTGATTTTGAAAAACAATTAGCATATCAAGCTCATTCTCGTGGATTGAAAGGTGTAATATGTGGTCATATACATAAACCAGAGAATAAGAAAATAAAAATTAAAAATACAAATATACACTATTTAAACTGTGGGGATTGGATTGAAAATAATTCGTATATAGTTTACGATAAAAAGTTTAAATTGCATTTAGAAGATATTAATAATATCAGTATGTAATTTATTTTTTTATATTTATAGGTAACTAGATAATATACCTATGAAAAAGATAATCATATTTCTCGTAATTTTAATTGCAACAATTTTATTTACCTCATGTTCTACTCAACAGAGAGTAGTATATAGAGATTGTGATTGTAATACTACCACATTTGGTTTAGGTTGGGGTAATAATCCGTATTGGAGTTGGAATGATTGGGGATGGAACTATCGCAATTTATACTTATATAGAGCAATCCCCCCATACTATGTTTACCCAAACAGAGTTCAACCACAGCAACCTACAAGATATGAGAGAAAAACTACGATTGGAGAAAGACCTAGTAGAACATCAACTGATAATGTATACCCAAATAGACAACGATTAGAAGCGAGACCTAATCAACGGAATTCACAACCGAGTAGAATTCAGCAAAGAATAACTACTCCAACAAATAATCAACCCACTCGAAGTAGAATTCAAAACAACTAATGAAAAAATGGGTAGTATCCATTTTACTATTAATTGTTACATTTATAACGGCATTTAAAGCCGAAGGGCAGACCTATACCCAAACATTTATAGATAGATGTACGGGTGAAACAAAACTAGCTACAACTACTATAATAAATGGCAATGCTACCGTTTCATTTTATAATCAAGTAAGAACTTTTACACCATTGGAAGTACAAATGGGAGTAGTTCAAACTTGGTTATTTACAACTAAAGCTACATACGAAGCATTTACTTGTCCTATTATCAATACTCCAGTAGTGCAACAAACGGTTACAAATGCAGTGGCACAAACGGCAAGTAATGCGGCATCACAAGCTGCAAGTTCAGCTGCTTCATCTGCGGCATCTACCGTAGTTGTCCCACCCCCACCACCTACAACACCACCACCTACAACACCACCACCTGCGAGTGGCAGTTCAACACCACCACTAGCAAGTGGTTCATCCACGTCATCGAATAGTGGTGGAAGCAGTTCATCTTCATCGAGCAGTTCATCTTCATCTTCCGAAAATAAGAGTAGTAGTTCATCATCTTCATCGGAACAAAAAAGTGAAACAAAATCAGAAAGCAAATCAGAATCTTCTGAAAGCAAATCCGAAACAAAAGAAGAAAGTAAATCGGAAAGTAAATCTGAAGAAAAGAAAGAAGAAACAAAATCAGAGGAAAAGAAAGAAGAATCTAAAGAAGAGAAAAAAGAAGAAAAGAAAAAAGAAAAAGCAGCTTCTTCCAATCCAATGTTATTAGCATCCGATTTATCTACAATAGAATCTCCGGATGGTAGATGGTTACAATCTGCTACGATAGGTATATCTAAAGCATCTATGGCTGGTGATGAAAGTTACTCCGCAACCACAGTTGTTATGAGTGATTTGAAAACATTTATTGTAGGTGGCGGATATACTAAATTAGATTTTTCAGAAGGCAAGTTAAATACTATACATTCATATTCATCTGCATTTGCGTACTTAAATGGGACTTATATGAATTTATTAGGATATACTCATATTAAACCAACTCAAAAATATGGAGTGCTTGGTTATAATTTGGGGGTGATTAACCTTTTAATTAAAGATGCAACTGGTAAATATGGATATAGTTTATCAACATCAGCAGTTGGGTTTTGGACTAAACCGTATCAATATAGTAAAAAATTAACAATATCACCTCAAGTATTTACTATGTTATCACCAATAGCGTACAATACCGTAAGTAAAACTACGACGGTAAATAGAAATATAGGATTTTTATTAGGAAGTTCCTTTGATTATAAAATAAGTAAAAGATTTGGTTTCAGTATTAACTACAAATTGAGTGGTAATACTGCCGCAGGTTCACCTTTTTTAAGTAATATATTGATTGGTTCGAGAATGATTCTCTAAAAATAATATGGTTGTATATTTATACCAAAGGTTACCTATTTTTAACTAAATAAACACATACATGGACGAAGGTGATAGTAAAGACAATAAACAAATTAAAGAACAAAAGTACGAGAGTACTGATGTACAAAGATATGGCATTGATGCTGGCACTATTCTTCAATCCGTTTGGGTTCGATGCCGTACAATATTCCCTGCTGCTACTGACGGGAAGTTTATGGAAAGCGAACTTCGTTTTGTATTGTATAGCGGGTTCATTTTTTGGGGTATACATCTACTTCACCAGATATTTAAATAAATTAAATAAATAATATGAAAAAAACCATTACCCTTATTAGTTTCTTAATTGTTTCATTCCTTTCATTTGCACAGGATGTTAAAGTAAAAAACAATGTATTTGAAGTACTTTACTCACAAGATTTAGAACAACCACTATGGATTAAGTATCGTTCAACTAATAGACCAACGAATGTAAACAGAGGTTCAATGGATTTTTACAAAGAACCCAACATCAAAACATCGGATGCGGATGATTATTATAAAAACATCTACGATAAAGGGCATGGTGCACCTGCAGCAACATTTTCCGATAATATGGAGAATCTAAAACAAACTTTTTCTTACCTAAATTCAATCCTTCAAGACCAATACCTAAATCGTGGTGAGTGGAGATTGTTGGAAGAATTGGAAAGAAAATGGGATGATAAAGAAAATCTGACAGTTTTAATCACCGTTCATTTCGATAATCCAGTAAGAAGAATTCCAACTAATGCTGCAATACCTGCCTATATGGAAAAACATATTTATTTTGAAGAACAAAAAGAGTGGAGATGTTTTATATTTTTAAATGAAAAACCAAAATATAATTTGGGACAATTAGAAAAAGTTTGTAAACCAGAAGAACACATAAAATAATATGTCATATTTAAATACCCCAATACCAGTAGTTGAGGCATTTATAAGGGGAAACTTTTTAAGAAATCAAGAAGATTCTTTTGATAAAAAATTCCCATGTTATATATTTGGGATGTCATCAATACCTGCACAAGCACCATTGTTTCATTTTATTATGGAAGATGGAGCATTGTGGTGGAGAATGCCAATACACGCGTTTTGTTGGAAAGAAGATGCACCGCAACAGGAATTAGATGAACTCGTATTATGGGATTCATTTTCATATCATGTGGGTGCTACTTGTTTTCCGATGTTAAAGAATAAAACCTGTAAATTTACTTCAAGAAGAAGAGTTCAATACTACGGAAGATATTTATTCACTCTAGATTGGGGGTCTTCAGATGATATGAGTGATACTGATTTTGGATTGAGTGAGTTCCCATCACAACACAAATGTGGTCATTTTATTGCAATGGAAAATGGTAATTTTGCAATTCAACCAAACAATAGACTTATAATGCATGACCCATCTTTTACAGTCAAAGAAGAGATTGTAATTAACAGAAAATATAACACAACATTATGGACCGCGGAGAGAAATAAACGATGGGTCACGCCTGATACTGATATAATGAACTATGACCATACGGATTTACAATCAGGAGAATCAAACAAAAAACGGTCGGAAGAATATAATAAATTCGATAAAGACATAATCGATGAAACTAATATTTAATCACAATAATTCTGTATTCGATGGAGAAAACCCATTGATATATTTAGAATCATTGCGTGAAAATGAAACATCTCAATTTATGTTTGAGAATGGGTGGGTTCCCTATGGTGATAGATGGTATCAAACAAAATCTGCAAGATTAAAACTCAAACCAATTTCAATTAAGAGAAAAAAACAATTAAGTAAACTAAAGATTACAACTCAAACAAATAATTTAGAAATTAAGATTCTAAATGATTTAGAAGCGTATTCTTTATCTAAACACTTTGATTTTTTTATGGATGATTTATTTTGGGGTAGAGTAAATTTTTATGATAATCAAATTCTATATTCAGTTTCTAATGGTATAACCCATAAAAATTCATACGGTACTTTATCGGTGTATTATTTAATTGATTTATTTAAAGATGAATACGAATATCTTTATATTGCAGACTATTTCAAAGATTTTGAATATAAATCAAAACTACCAGGATTTGAGTATTGGGATGGTAACGAATGGGTATTTAGCGGGGGCTGGGGGAATCAGAGTCGTACCTAAATTTTTTTGATAGTATTAAAAATTATTTTCAAAAACACTTGGATTTTTGCCATCTTTTTACTATATTTACTCTGTAATAAGTCGTAAACCCTAACCCCTAACCCTATGTTAACCCCCCAAGAAAGAGAATCCATAAGAGAAGCCCAGATTCTGGAATACAACACCGATTACGATACCTTTGAAGAGTATCAACGAAGAATCGATACCAATGAATCCCTATCCGATGAAGAAGAATCCGATTTGGAGTACCTCACATCAAAATATAACTGGCATTTATCTTAATCCCCATCTGAAAATAAGTTATGAAAGTATTAGAAATGATACAATGTACGAAATGTGGGGGCGGGATGCCCTCTCTTCGTTTAACTCAATATGGATACAAGCATTGTGTACGTTGTAGTTCCGTAGAAAAGGTAGGTGGTGTACCCATCACAAATCATAAAACGGGTAACACCATCCAAATCGTTCCTATGGAGGTTGCTATAAACATCAACCGACTTGCTGCTCGCGGTGGGTATGGGGTGTGTAAGGGAATGAAACATAATTGAAAAATAAATAAAAAATTTTTACTAAAACCCTTGGATTTCTCCTCGCTTTTTACTACCTTTATAGAGTAATGAGAGTTCAACCCCTAAACCCCCTTAATATGAACATTGTAAGATTTAACCGACACGAATTATTCAACTCTGATTGGATGGATTATCACTCCCAAACCCTACGAATGGTAGAAGATTTCTACATCGATAGAGATGAATCTTGGTTTAACGATTTGTATAATCAATTGTGTGGTGTATGGGATGGATACCTTTACACTGAAATGTTGGAATCAGCAAAACAAATGGGATTACCTACCCACATCCTCCAACGAATTGCAAACACAATCCAATTTATCGGAACTTCTCAAAAATAATTGAGAAATCCCTTGGATTTTTGCACGAGATTGTATACCTTTACTATGTAATAAAAGAGATAGAGATATGAAACTAGGATTAGTAAGAATGAGTGGTGAGAGAGTGACTGGGGTTCAGTATTTTGAATCAAAGTTCAGTAGAGAATTGGGTGAGATACTCCGAATAAATGGGGTTGAGTGGAGA